GCAGAGAAGGCTGCCGCAGAGAAGGCTGCCGCTGAGAAGGCCGCTGCTGAGAAGGCTGCTGCTGAAAAGGCCGCTGCAGAGAAGGCTGCTGCTGAGAAGGCTGCTGCTGAGAAGGCTGCCGCAGAGAAGGCTGCCGCTGAGAAGGCCGCTGCTGAGAAGGCCGCTGCAGAGAAGGCTGCTGCAGAGAAGGCCGCTGCTGAGAAGGCCGCTGCAGAGAAGGCCGCTGCAGAGAAGGCTGCTGCAGAGAAGGCTGCTGCAGAGAAGGCCGCTGCTGAGAAGGCCGCTGCAGAGAAGGCTGCTGCAGAGAAGGCTGCTGCAGAGAAGGCCGCTGCAGAGAAGGCTGCTGCAGAGAAGGCTGCTGCTCAAAAGGCCGCTGCTGAGAAGGCTGCTGCTGAGAAGGCCGCTGCTGAGAAGGCTGCCGACCCTGCTACCGAATAATTTTCAATTATTCTAAGGATTTAGAAGAATAATGTTTAAATAATAATATAAAATATATGTTATTATTATGCAATGTCTAATCAAACAATAAAATATCCAATACCATCCCAATTATTATTTGATTTATTAGATAAAATATGTTTAAAAAAAGAAAATTATTATTTAGTTGATATAAATGCATACCGAAAAATGATATTTCATAATTATAATGAAGAATTTTGTAAAATTTTAAAAGAATATTATTTTGTTAGTAAATGGTTTTATTTAACACGAGAAATGACATATAAATCCTTATTAAATATAATTAGACAAATATGTAAAAAAAATCTTATAAGATTTACTTCTCAAATGAGATATAATGAATCAAACTACAAAATAGATTATTTAATTTATTATTGATAACACGATTATCCAATAACAATAAAATATACTATCATACTATATAAAAGATAGTACAATGGTATTTGGTATAAAGAATGTCTCACATTATGTTATTGCTTTTGGGTTAATATATGTAGGGTCAACCCTAATTGCAAATACTAAAGAAAAATTAGAAACAAACGACGAGTATAAGATAATACAAGATTATTTATTGAACGAATCTCCATTGTATGGGTATAACCGCCCCAAATTATGGATTCATTCCAAATATGAAATTAATGCAAGAACATGGAAAGATTTTCAATCACGAAATACAACCGATTTAAATCAGCCATATTTACATTTAATTATTAAATCAATCATAAATCATTGTGGTGACGATTTTAACGTATGTTTAATAGACGATGAATCATTTAATAAATTATTACCAGAATGGGATGTTAATGTCAGTACCATGGCAGAACCAACAAAATCTCAATATCGTGAATTAGGTATGGCACGATTATTAGAAATATATGGTGGATTAGTAGTACCTAATTCATTTTTATGCATAAAAAATTTAAAACCATTTTATGACGATATGATAAAAAATGGTAAACCATTTGTCTGTGAAGCTATAAATAAAACATGTGATATGATAAATAGAACAACAGATAAACCATTTATTCCAAGTACTTATATAATGGGTGCACCAAAAAATGATAAATACATTAAAGAAATGATAGAATTTATAAAATGTACTAATAAAATACACACAACAACCGAGTGTGATTTTATAGGTTCAATATCACGAAAATGTCAACAAATGATTCATGAAAATAAAATGGATTTAGTAGGTGGCGAAAATGTAGGTATAAAAACAACAAAAGGGGGGCAGATTGTTTTAGACAATTTAATGGAAGAAGCATATTTAGACTTAGATAATCGTACCGTAGGAATTTATATCCCAGCGGATGAAGTATTACAACGTACAAAATATCAATGGTTTGCAGTATTACCAAGTGAACAATTATTACAATCAAAAATGATAATTTCGAAATACATATTAGCGTCTATGGTAGATTCAACTAACGAATATTATAAATCAACAAAAATACATAGTGTAGTGACAATATAATTAAAAAAGTAATATAAACCAATAACTTTATATTACTTTATTGAAAATAGACATGGAAAACGATTTGGAAAAAGATAAAGAACGAGCAAATAAAATAGTAAATGACATATTTGACAAATATGAATCAAATAGTTATATGTATCAAAAAGTAAATACATATTTTTGTAATCAAATAGCTAATATGTTTGAAAACATGAATGAATCCCATAATCAACGAGTGATACGATTTAATGAATTGACAACTGAACAAGATACATTTATTCAAAGTTTTTTAAACAATAATCAATATTTTTACACAGCATCTACTGATAATTTCTTTTATTATGATGGAATTCATTATCAGTTGTTCAATGAAGATGATATATTGTATAATGTATTGAATTTACTAAACCGAGATGGTTCATTAATGTCATGGAAACAAAAAACCCGTTTGAATATAATGAAGAGAATCCGCGAAACCAGTTTATTACATACTGTTCCTGAATCTGCAACAATTCAGTCAGTAATAGACCGATTATGTCCTATAATATTTAAAACACGTGCAGAGACAAAGCATTTTTTGACAATATTGGGTGATAATATATTTCGTAAAAATTCATCATTGATATATTTTATAGATCCGAATGCTAAATTTTTCCTAACACAGTTAAACCATATGAGTCAAATGTTTATAGGTTGCAATTTATCACAGACTTTTAAATATAAATACCACGACCATAAATATGAAGATTGCCGATTAATAAATATAAATAGCAATGTGAAATCAGAGATAACATATGGACAAATAATAAATCAAAACGTACCAGATATATTATGTGTAGCATGTCATTATTCATTACGATATAATTCAGCAGATGAATATATAGAAAATTATTGTAATAATGTAAATTTACCATCATATGTATATTTTATGAAAAATATGGATATACATGACTTAATAAATGAATTTGTAAATAGCGTAATAGATATAGATGAAACCCAAAATAATACAATATCCCCTGTACAAATATTAGATAATACAAAAACATCCCTGGTCCGTGTCCCACAAATAACATGGAAAAATATGCAATATTTATGGAAACAATTTTTAGGAGAAAAAGATTTACCAGCAGTAGTATTTTTACAATCATTAAAAACTATGTTAACTGAAAAATTAAAAAAATATTATAATACTACAGCAGATAGCTTCGTTGGTGTATGTAGTAAATTCATACCATCAATACATAAATTTTTGGATTTCTGGAATGAAACTATGACAGAAGATGATACAGAGTATGAGTTAGAGATAGATGAATTATTAATATTGTTCCGTAAATGGTGTGAATTAAATAATGAATTTGCACCACAAATAAGTGATAAACAAATGGTGGATTTAATTGTATATTATCACCCGTCAATTGAAATCGACCGTGATAAATTTATATCAAAAGTCCGTTGTTCTTTATGGGATAAACAACTTGAAATACAAGTTTCTATGGATGCTCTTAAAATGCAATTACAAAATGACCATATGAGTGTAGTATCAAATACATTGAGGGTTTCTTCCCCACCAATATGTCAAAATATTTCAATATATGATGCATATATATTCTATTGTAAATCTATATCTGGTTCACAAACAACAACCGCGACGAATAATAATCGTCGTCAAATAATTAGTAAAGGATATTTTGAAAAATATATATTTGATAATTACCAAGAATATATTATAGATTCTAAATTTATATCAGGTGATTGGTATGTATTATAATTATACATCTGCAGGAGTTAATGCAGCACCGCCAGATTGTTTCTTTGATTTACGGTTTTTACGGCTTTTACGAGCGGTTTTCTTGACATAACCGAATTTTCCTTTCTTTGCAAAAAATCCATGCTTCTCTAAACGTTTTTCTTTTTTGGCGGTTTTATGTTTCTTAGCAGAAACAATACGACCCCATTTGTTCATCATTAAATCTTTCTTTGTAAGCTCACCACTGGTTTTATACGCAGTGCCGTTCATAACTTGTGTACGAGAACCAAAAAGTTCGTCAAATACTCCACTTTTTAAATGGTATTTACCATCATCTCCACGAACAGGACGTTTCATTATATACTATAGAAATAAAATATAATGAAATCAACTAAATTATTTAGAAGACATAGTAAAAATATAACCAGTAGGGAATCTATATAACGGTAATTCTGGCTTTGTGGGGGTAGATTCCATATTTGTATTCCGAACATTCTTAAATTTACGAGAATGTAACATTTGAGAATATCGCATTTTATTACTTAAAGTAGGATCATTTCCACCAGTATTAATTCTTGAATATCCAATATTATTACATGTAGAACGCTCACCATTGCAAAATTTATTAATATCAAACATACTGGGTTTTTGAGGCATTTTTAAATATATATATGACGATATTTGTTTCTTTCATAAAATTGAATTAAAACCTTCGTAATATTCTATTGTATATTTTGAATATGGCTTCTTTAAAGACTAAATCTACAGCATCGGTTAAAGCAAACAAAAATGATGAACTTGCTTTACAATACCAACAAAAAACTGATAAACAACATATCTTAGATAATCCTGATACATATATTGGTTCAGTTGAAAATGTAGATGCCTCATTATGGGTCTATGATGAAGCAACCAATAAAATTTGTTATCGTGATATTGAATATATTCCAGGATTATACAAGTTATTTGATGAAGGTATTGTAAATTGCAGAGACCATGTTATAAGAATGATTCATTCACCAATGATATCAAAGCGATTTGTAACATATATTGATACTACTATTACTGAAGATGGTACAATTACAATGGCTAATGATGGTAATGGTATTGATATTGCTAAACACCCTGAAAATAACTTGTGGATTCCTGAAATGATATTTGGACATTTACGTACATCAACAAATTATAATAAAAATGAAAAACGTATTGTTGGAGGAAAAAATGGATTTGGGTTTAAGTTGGTTCTTATTTGGTCTACATATGGTCGTGTAGAAACTGTTGACCATACACGTGGACTCAAATATATTCAAGAGTTTCATGATAATCTTGACAGAATTGACCCACCAAAGATTACTAAGGTAGCGACAACTGCTAAATCTTATACAAAGGTTACATTCCGCCCTGATTATAAGAGGTTTGGTATAAACGGGATAACACATGATATGTTAGCATTGCTACGTAAACGTATTTATGACATTGGTGCAATAACTGACCATTCTATTAAAAAAATCAAGGTGAGTTGTAATGATACCACAATCAATGTGAAGAATTTCCAACAATATATTGATTTGTATATTGGTGCTAAGGATACAACAAAACGTGTATATGAACATCCAGATGAAAGATGGGAATACGCAGTTTCTATTTCACCAAATCATGAGTTTATGCAGGTTTCCTTTGTAAATGGTATTTGTACTTTCAAAGGCGGTAAACATGTTGATTATATTACTGGACAGATTGTTCGTAAATTATGCGATTATATTGAAAAAAAGAAAAAGATTAAGGTAAATGCAGCAGCAATCAAAGAGCAAATCATTTTATTCCTACGCTGTGACATTGAAAATCCATCATTTGATAGTCAAACCAAAGATTATATGAATACACCATCTGCTAAATTCGGTTCAACATGTCAGGTTAGTGATACATTTATTGAAAAGATTGCCAAATTAGGAGTAATGGATGTCGCATGTTCATTAATTGAAGCAAAAGATAATAAACTTGCTAAGAAGACCGACGGGTCTAAAACAAAATCTGTACGAGGTATTCCTAATCTAATTGATGCAAATCACAGTGGAACTGTAAATTCAAAAGATTGTATTCTTATCTTGTGTGAGGGGTTATCAGCTTTATCTGGTATTGTATCTGGATTATCAAGTGATGACCGTAACACGATTGGTATTTACCCTTTAAAAGGTAAGTTATTGAATGTAAGAGGTGAACAAATAAAGAAAATCAGTGAAAACAAAGAAATAAATGAAATCAAAAAAATTCTTGGATTAGAAACAGGTCGAGAATATGAAACTATACAAGATGTTCATAAATATTTACGATACGGTAAAATTATGTATATGACTGATCAAGATTTGGATGGCTCTCATATCAAAGGTCTATGTATTAATCTATTTCACAGTGAATGGGGATCATTAACAAAAATACCAGGATTCCTATCATTTATGAATACACCGATTTTACGTGCCAAAAAGGGAGCACAAACGCTATTATTCTATAATGACGGTGAGTATAATACATGGAAAAATAATTTGGGTGAGAACGGTTCAGCAGGGTGGAATGTAAAATATTTTAAGGGTCTTGGTACATCTACCTCTGCCGAATTTAAAACCTATTTCGCAAACAAAAAGATTGTTGATTTTGTATATTCTGGTGCAAATAGTGATGATACTATTGACAAAATATTTAATAAAAAACGTGCTGATGATAGGAAACAATGGCTGGAATCGTATGATAAAGACGCATATCTTAATACAAGCACTCCTTCGGTTCAATATGAACAATTTATCAACAATGAAATGATTCATTTTAGTACTTATGATTGTGCACGTTCCATTCCTAATATGGTTGATGGTCTTAAGATTTCATTACGAAAAATCTTATTCTCAGCATTTAAACGTAAACTAACAAGTGAAATTAAAGTAGCACAATTTTCAGGATATGTATCAGAACATAGTGCATATCATCATGGTGAAGCAAGTTTAAATGGTGCAATTGTAAATATGGCACAAAACTTTGTAGGTTCTAACAATATTAATCTATTGGAACCGAATGGTCAATTTGGAACGAGATTACATGGAGGTGATGATAGTGCATCTGAGAGATATATCTTTACACAACTAAATACATTAACCCGTAGTATTTTCCCAGACGCGGACGATTCTGTCTTACAATATTTAAATGATGACGGTACTGTTGTTGAACCAGAATATTATGTTCCAATTATTCCTTTCGCATTAATCAATGGTATTTCAGGTATTGGTACAGGATTTTCGTGTAATATTGCATCATACAATCCGTTAACAATCGTAGAATATTTGACAAAGAAATTGAATAATAAAAATACAAAGGATATTGATTTTATTCCTTACTATGAAGGTTTTAAGGGTACTGTTCAACGCATCGCAGATAAGAAATATTTGATTAAGGGAGTGTACGAAAAGATTGCCGAAGATAAAATCCGTATTACAGAATTACCTATTGGTACATGGACTATGCCATACACTACTTTCCTTGAATCGTTGATGGATGGAACCAGCAAAACTGGTAAGAAAGTAACACCAAGTATTCGTGATTTCACATCTATTTCTACAGAGGTATCTGTTGATATTACCGTTGTATTCCCACGAGGTTCATTGCGTGAATTAGAAGAATCTATTGATGAATATGGTTGCAATGGGGTTCATAAAATTTTGAAATTGTCTACTACGAATAGTGCAACAAATATGCATATGTTTAACAAAGATTGTAGATTGCATAAATACGATTCTATTGAGGAAATTGCCGATGAGTTTTATGATGTTAGACTTGGTGTATATCATAAGAGGAAGGAATTCCTAATTAAAAATATGAATCACAAGTTAATTCGTTTATCTAATCGTGCACGATATATTCAAGAAAATCTTAAGGGTTCTATTGATTTGCGTCGTAAAAAGGCAAATCAAGTTACAGAATTATTGGAAGGTATGAAATTTGATAAGATTGATGATGATTACAAATATTTGGTCAAGATGCCAATGGACTCAGTCACCGATGAGAATGTTGCATCCATCATGAAAGAAAAAGATGATACACAAATGGAGTTGACGGTGTTAACAAATACTACATTAGAGCAGATGTGGTTAGGTGAATTAGCTACTTTCAAGAAGAATTATATGACATACAGACAAAAACGTGAAAAAATTCAAGCTGGACAAGTCAAACCAGCTGCTGCTGGTAAGAAGGTGACTAAAAACAATGTATTAAAAATTAAAAAGAAGTAATTATATATTAATTTAAAATTATAATAATATACATTTTTTTATTATTATTGTATAATTCATTAACATCATTTATGTTATAATAAATCTATATAAATAAATATAAATATTATGATTACTGATAATATAATTATGAACAATAATGAGTTTTATAAAATGCGTCTTATAAAAGATAATTCATGGCATAATATAATTGAACATGAGTATACTGCATATAAAAAATATTACAAACCTCGTGCAGTCGCCGTAACCTATCTAATGTATAGTGGTATGAGTCATGGTGGAAGTAAAAATAATTATTTTGCAGAAGAAATGGCAGATTCATACGCGAATGCATTCCAGGTCCATCAAAAACCGTGTAGAACTGCATATATTCATAAATACTGGCTTCGTAAATTACCATATTTTTGGTATTTACTCCTGGTTGCTGCTCCAGTAGATATATATGCACATACATATCAACTTATTTTCGGTGAACATGATATATTTTTAGAGGGGGGAGCATTTTTTATACCATATCAAATATCTCACTGGTCAATGCTTAGTTTTGCATTAATGGCACCTTCAGTTTATACCCATATCCCTAAAGAATATTGGCCCTGTTATTTTGATTTTATACGGTGGAACTTGATAGTACATGAGTATATTTATAAGTACACACTAAGAAAATTATCATTATTTGAACGAATATATGAGTTTTCTCTTTTCGTCTACTTTGCAATGACAATATATAATATACTAACACATGTTAGTATACCAGATAATGAAAAACAGTTAATTTTGTACACAGAGTTAACATATTAATTCGATTATACAAAAGGTTTTAACTCCAATTGTTTACTTTCACGGTCACTTTGTTGAGGTAATGCCAATGGAACCGCTAATGTGCTTTGGTCTTCACAGTATTTCATATAACCGACTGCTTCGTTGTACACACTGGGAACTGCATAATCAAGTACTAATTTATTCAATCTGGATACTTCTTTTGTTATATTATTCATATCAAATTCCGCATATTGTAAAAAAATACTTCGCATGATAATTTTCAATGTGTCCATATTTTGTGGGACAATAACGAAATTATCGCCAGACATTTTATAAACACCTGCACGGAGTCCATTTTGAATTATTTGAATATTGTCTGCAGAAAAATAAACTGTTGATAATAAATTTGATTCTAAATCACCAGCAATAGCTCCTCTATATTCGGTTGTTTTGTTTTTTACCGCAATACGTTCTTGCATTTTAAACTGAATTTCGGGTGAGGGTTCTTCCATTATGTTAACACGCCCATTATATGCTGATTTATCTAATATTTGATTGTTTTGATAGATATCTATATTGGTCAAATTCATTTTATTGGTATAATCTTTAATAAGAAATAAATATGCAACTTACTAAATATTTAGTAATATGGAATAGTCTGTACTGAATAATTTATAACATTAATATATAATGGAGTGGTTTTACTTTATAACTATTGCTATCGCGATAATTTTATTAATAGTTGTATTAACCTTTATAGGTACTCGTATGGTAGGAAATAAAAAAGGAGGAAACACTGATGCCGCTTATCCTCCTATTACAAATACTTGTCCAGATTTATGGGAATCTCATACAGACGAAAATCAAAAAATATGGTGCAAGGTTCCAGGGTTTGGTACATCTAATATTGGCTCAATACGGTCAAGTGAGAATGCATCTATTACTCAAAACGATACTTATCCCAAAATAGAAAATGGAGACAAAGACAGTAGTGGAACTTCATCTGACTGGGCAGACATGCAAGATAGTGATATCCCTATATGTTCTAAAAAGGGTTGGGCTAATATGAATAATATTGCATGGGATGGAGTTTCTAATTATAATCAATGTAATTAACATATCAACCAGAGTAATCATTACAAATTATATATTCTTAATATAATTTGTGACTTAGACAGTATAGATTTCTTATTATTTACAAAATAATCCTTTCGCCATTGTTTTTATTATTTTGTTATCCATTTTTACCTGTGCTTCTTCCACATCACCCAATATTACTCGCATCATTTTATAACAGAAGTTATAATCACGTGTATCCATCTCTTCGCACTTTGGGTGAGCTGTTTTCCATTGAGGAACTGTTCTGTAATTATTCATTGTAATACGACTTAATATCTTACGTAACTTGGTTAATTCTTCTGTGTCCTTACTCCATTCGTCCTGGTCTTTTATATACATCGTTTCCCGTTTTATATCTGTACAATGTATTGGACGCTTCGTTACATCCATATCCTTTAAACGATCCATTATCATCTTTGTCATACCATTTACATACCCATGATGCCCTATGTATTCTATTTCGTCTATGTTGATATTTAAATTACCGAGGAAATCTGATATGTTCATTGCATCCTTACATGTATCATTGAGGAATATATTAAGATTAAATTGATTATTATTATTAGTAGTATTGTTTATGGTTTGAGAATTCTTTGCTAATTCCATCATTTGGGAACTTTGTTCAATTAATAATTGCTTAAAATCTTGGTTTTCTTTAACTAATGTTCCTATCATACTATGATACCCTGCGGGTTCTGTTACATCTTCTACAAACTCATTCGTTTCTGCTGTGGGAATTTCTGGAATTTTATAGGTACATTGCCGTTTGTGATTATTTAAGCTTTGACGATGCTTATATTCTTTTCCACAATCACATGAGTATGCAGTGGGGATTTTTGGGATTTTTGTGTAAGTATTTGTAAGTATTTGATGTTTTGCAGTCAAACTATGTTTATTGAAATCTTTTTTACTACTCGTAGTATAGTTACATTCTTCACATGAATATTTTGGGGGATTTTTTGGGATTTTTTTGTAAGTCATTTGTAAGTATTATATACTTACAAAAAAAATCCCTAAATCATTTTTACAAAAAGGTAATTAAAAATTTATGCAGTCAAATATTTTATAAAAATTCGTGATTTGCTGCATTATGCTTTAAAATGAAAAATCGTGTTTTCTGAAATAAAAAACTGTTTCGGATATCCCAAAAAAGGACATTCTGAAAATGTCCATTTTTGGAAAAGTGCAACCACTTTTTTTTCTGATTTTTCTGACAACTATATAAATTGAAAATAGGACTTAAAGAATTAAATAACAAATTTGATAACACTTGGTGGTTCTTCTGTGAGATATTCCATTTTGGATAACTCAACTGGTCGTTGCACTAAGATATGTTCAAAAATATCAGAATCAGATTTTATTTTAATATCTAATTGGCAATTTTCGTCAAGAGTATTTATCGGTTTAGCATTTGTGTATACAGCTTGTTGTTTTTCCATTTCCATGACTTCATATTTTAACATGCGTAGATTTCTGGCTTCGGTATTGATTTGGTATTGTACCCGAACAGCTTGTTTTAAAAACTCAATATTATCTGTTTTTTTGTATTCAGCAAGTAATGACTTAATTGATTCAATGAGTTTAAAGATAGTTTCATTTTTCTTGATAACCGAAGCCTTAGTAAGGTCATTATCATAATTATCATTATATATTTTGAGAAAGTCCTCGTACATTTTGGTAATCTGGTTATATGTATTAATTTCATCATTGAATACCCGAATAGATTCTTCTTCTGTGATGTAACTAAAAAGCCCATCCAGCTTATCACATATGATTTTTTGCTTAGATTTCTCAATCTGTTCGTTATAATCTTGAAAAAATACACGAAAACTCGGCATAAAACTATTATAAATTTGTATATCCAAATTACATGGATTTTGTGAGTCTCCACAGAATGCAATATATTTGTTTTCTTTTAATCCAAATGTTGTACCAACTGGTCGTTGACATTTAATGCATGAAGGTTTAACAGATAAAACTGCCATTCGTCCCATTTTTTTAGTAGAAGCTTTTCTGTATACTTTGCGTTTGAGTTTAGATAATTCCTTTTCGTAGTTTGATTTCATTTTAAAATATTCATGCAATGAATCCAGATAATTTTTGTGTCGTTGTTCGTCATCTTCTTTCTTGGCGGCATTTAAAGAAATAGTAGCTTCTGCATCACGAAATTCTATACTGGGTGTATTATCCATAACAAATTCTGTAACTCCATCGGGGAATTCATAAATAATATGAACACTTGTATTAGATATATGGAGAACCTGAAGAGATTTAGTATTTCCAAGATGTAAAGACTCTAAAACGGTGCTGTTTTCACATCTTAATTCTTTTAGTGAGGTAGGTAATTTCTCAAGTTTGGGTATTCTATTAGAGGAACAATGGAGAACCTGTAAATTTTTGAGATAATCTAATTCAAGAACCTCAATATAGTTGTTATTTACATCAACTTCTTCAATAGACTTTGGTAGGTTCTCCAATTCAAATAAAAGATTATGATTACATGTAAATTTTTTTACTCCTTCAGGTAAATTAGTAACACTGGTAACATCGCCCTTATGAATAACAATTTCTTCAACTAAACCAAACCCATACTCTTTTAGAATAGAGAAATCTAAATCGCCATGCAATGATTCTTTAAATTCAAGTCTTTCTATTCTTTTATTTGTATTTATGAGAACATCACGTAATTCGGTTTTACCAATATTATTATTCTCTAATATATGCTCTCTTTGTTTGTGAATAATGTTCATTAATATAATATATATAATAATAACATATATATTATACTCGAATAAACGGTAAATCAGTAATACTGGATGATTCTTGTTCTCGTTTTTGTTTGCTATCTTCTTGGTAATACCGTATTTTAGAAACAACATATTCTTGGTCGCGTAACATTTTTTGATGTTTTTCGTAATCGGTAGGTTTACGGGTATAACAATAATATAATGTAAATCCAACAATAAAAATAAACACTAAGAGAACCGAAATATTAAGAACATAATAATAGAAATTTACACGGTTTATATGACATTTATGAAGAGTTTGTTGTATATGCGAACTCGCGGTGGTTTCAATTAGATGAGGAAGGTCCATGTGATGATAAATATAATATATAATTCTATGATTATAATATTACATATACGCTAAATAATACAAAACGATATAATAAGAAAAGATAGCCAACAAAAACATGACTAACCAAATAGGGAATACAGTTTTATGTTTATAACCAACGCCAAATTCACGAAACCCACCATCCTCAGTGTATAGAATTAATGGTTGATAAAAATGTAATGTAAATGCAAGAAATATAAAGAGTAAAACAGCAATATTAACTTTGTTATTGTGTACAAATCCTTTAATATAATTCATTATTATTTATATTAAGCTTATAAATAATAATTAGGTATTTATATAAAAATGTATAAAAAATAAAAAAAGAGGAATTATTCGTATTCAGGTTCTCTATCTTCTTCATAAAATACTCCATCTTCATAATCATCGCCCAACCCACTAATATCAATAGCTTCCGCATCTTCTTGATGTGTAGCTTCAATATCAGCGTCTTGTTCAATATCATAAATCTCTCTGCGCATTTCATTAACAACTTGATGTACATTACCAGCAACATCCTCATTTAACTGTCTTAACATTTCGTTACGTTCTCTTGTATAGGTATCCTTATCATAATGAACCAATCCACGTTGTTGTCCAACATTCCATCGACCTAAACGGTATTTTTTCATGAGTACTTCAGCTTTTCTTGATTCAACAGACATATTATCAACACCTAAATAGTCAACAAAACTCTTCTTTTCACGTTCTTTTGCAATATTAACTTTTTTGATAACTTCCTCATATGTATAGTTGGTTTCCTTTTTATTATTCATTTCAATTTGTAAGAATGCATAAAGCAAAGAAGCAACTCTATTTTTTAATTCAACATTTTGTGTATCCGTATAAATTAGTACTTCCGCTAATTCATCTGTATCATCTGGAGATTGTGAAATAGCACTCATTTGTAGTGAAGAATCGCGAGCTTCATTATTATGTTCTCTTTGTTGTTGTTTTAATAGTTGTTTATCTCTACGAATAATGTTAGGTTCATCACATAGGTTGATATAATTACACAACAATAAGTAGAAGCAATGAGTAAATAATAAATATATAGTTTCTTTTCCAAATACTGAATAGAATGAAAGAATTTGTTTTTCACCAGACTCGTTAATAATTTCACGTTGAATATCGGTTTGTAATGGTAATAATTTAATAAATAAATTTATATCCGTGGTTTGTGCAATAATATTTTGTAAAATAAAATCAAGTGTGGAGTCATTACTAAATTCCATAATCTTATGATGGTATTTTTGTAAAAAGTTTTCAATATCTACTATATGGTCTTGGGCTAACCCCCAATGTTTTGGAACAACCATGTGAGGGGATGCATTGTTTAACAAAAGTTCAGGATAAACTTTAGAGAGCATAATAGTAGCATTTTGTATATATTGAGTAATTGTATATAATCCATTATCGTAAATATTAACGGTATCATTGGTTTTATCAATAGACCATTTTGTAATATCAGATAAATAAAAGCGTAACTGGTCATAATTTCTATCAGATAAGTTGCCATAATCGTCAAAAAATTCCATAATTTTTTTATACATACGTTGATTGCATAGAGATAAATAATCAGTAAGGGCATTCAACTCAGGTGTAAATGTATCATGCATTTTAGTAGGACTATATTGATTAATGACATTACGTAAATGATGTCGTATGCGTTCTCCAAATATATTGGAATCGGTGACATCCAAATGTTCAATAAAGCCAGATAATCCATCAATAATGTTAACAGACTCTGTTAAGTGTATACTAACAACATTGCGTGAGTTAATAATAGTCATCAAATTATATAAAGTTTCAATTGTAAAATTTTTACCATTACGTTTCATAAATTCCATTTTTTCAAGCATAGACCACGAAGATTTATATTCAGGTAATTTTTCGCCACATATAGATAATAAATCGTCTGGAACAGGTAGGTCTTTATCAAAATTACAATAGTATATGATAGCTGCATAAATGTTCTCTTCTAATCTACCTGTAGGTAAATCAGGATGGAGTAAACGTGTAGATTCATTATGAAAAAGAGAAGAACAAGATGAAATATTTTGAACAGTAGTTTGAAATTTTATCATAGAGCGGACTTTCTGTAAGAGCACCTTAATATTGTCATCTTCATTGTTGAAATAAACCATAGGTTTAATTAAGTTATTACTGTCTTCATTGCAACAAGAATTTTCCAAGAATGGAACTTGGCTGGAAGTTTGTAATAACATATCTTTATCCTTAACAATTTTGTTAATAAGTTCAATAATGCCATAACCAAACGCGGATATGCGACTATGTAATAATGATATCATATCATTTTGTGCAGATTTGCCACTTTTAATAGATTCCAATAATTCTTGTTTGAAATCTCCAGTGATAGGTCGTAATGTTTTAATAATAGAATAAGGAGTAACCGGTGGCATAAAATGATGCCATTTAGAGATATGATGTTGTTTGGGAATTTCAATATCTGGTTTTGATACTAAGAATAAACGTTTTTCAGTATATAATTCATCAATATCACTACGAATAACGATATATTTTGAAAGAACATCTTTGATACGAGTAGCAATTTTATCGGGATTTAATTTTTGTATAGAGTTCCATGGATGAATAGAACTTTTTACTTTATTAACAACACACGCCATATATTGAATGCCACTAATATCTTCAATACCAGCTAATGGATAACCAGTAAATGATTTAACACATCCAGGAAAAACACGACTAACTTCAAATGATGGAGTAGCAGTTTGTATACCGACAAATGTAACAGCAGTAGCAATCATAATAATAGTTTCATTCATATATTTATCATATGGACCTAATGGTTTTCCTGTTTTTTTAATATTAGCTTCATTGCGTCTATTATAAGCAATTTCAGTTAATATATGTTTATCAGCAACTTCATTAGATACACGTAATATAAATGATTCCATAGTTTTAATAGGTATATTAATGCGTGTTAATAAGGTATTCGCAATATTGTATATTTTTTCACTAAGTTCACTCTCAAACACAGTGGTTGTAGTGTTTTGTGAAGATTCTCCCAAATCTTTTTCCATAATAGCATGAGATGTAATACGAAACCCAGCATCATCAAACCCATCTTCTTCATTAAAATCAAGTTTGCGAATAACATAACCACTATGTTTATCAACAATAGAATCTCCATCATCGCTCATAACACCTACAGTAGCACATAATTCATCTTGTTTATCACGATATTTTCCCTCAGAAACAAATGTATTAGCTAAGTCATAAATCGATTTTGGAAATAATTTTGCGTTTGTATCTTTACAATAAAGCCAGTAAGGAGATTCATTTAAGTTATCAATCATAGGTTCTCTTGCAAAATACGTAACAAATTTGCATATATCACTTTGTTTTTTTATAAAATCTGGTTGCCCCATAATAAGTTCTCTTAGTTTTACATTAACAGAAGTAATAACATTAGGTTGAGAACATCTCTTACCTAATTCGTAAGCCAAATTATTAGGCTTATATTCACGTACTTCACGTAACATAATATTACGTTTTAGTTGTTTAATATAGTATGTAATTTTGGCATCTAATTTATTTTCAAAGTCGTCAATAGATTCATTGTATCGTTTATCAAATTCCGCTTTCATTTCGTTTGTGGACTCCTGATTAATACGAATTTTAGCATTATCACGAGATTCACATATACGTGATTTATCATTATATAAACAAGAGTCGTTAATATTACAAAAAAGAGATTGTGTATCCATAAATGTAGTTTTTGTAACATCTGTATCAACAACCCACATATTTTTCAATCGTCTATAATATTGTATTTTTTTACGAATATCAGCTTCAATATCAACAGAATCTTTTTCTTTTTCACTTAATTTAGATTCATCAATGCCTTGTTTTAATGTAGGTTTTATTTCTAATACAGCATAATTACCAGAAACGACTTCTTTCTTTTTAGCAATTATCGTTTTAGCTAATTCAGGTGCCATATGTGCAGGACAATTATGACGTTGTATTAGATTTTCAATTAAAAAATCAGGAAAAACATCAGGGTCAATTTTGGCTTGTTCATCTTTATATTTATCAATAATATTGTAGGGTGTATCATCATATTCCTTATCAAAATAAATAACATCAACCATATTATCCTTTTGTAAATCCTTTAATGAAGTATATTTTTTAGACAATACTCGAAGGTTACAATCTGATGGCTTTATTTTTTCAATATCACTCATATCATCAACTGCTTGAGGCGTTAACGATTTCATAATAGAATCAGGAGTAATAAGTGAAACCATAATAGATGTAATAGCATTCATAAAAACCGTTCCAGTATCCATTTGAATCATGCGATTTAACAATTCATGTGGAGACAAATCTGGTGTATTTTTATCATCAGGATGTATTAAGTTGTAAACTTGGAAAAAAGAGTCGGAAATATCCTTTTTTTCAGCCAAAAGCCGAAGAACAATATTAGGATTATTAATGACGTGATAGTTATAATTATGCATTTTATTGTATTGTGTAGATTTTTCTCCAATATAAGATTTTAAACTTTGAATTTCTTTATTTACAAAATAACGAATCGCTTTATAGTGTGAATATGTAATATCTTCGGGATAAATCATGAAAGGCTCTAATTGTTTTACCACATTGACCATAGATAATTTATTTTTCATGTATTTATGAAAAAGTTGAATAATAGTAAAGGTTTGTGGAATAATAGTTTCTACAAATTTTATAAAACGTTCATTAGTATCAATATAATCAACATCACCTAATGCGAATTCATGTATACCTTTGAAAATAGTATCTTTTGTTTCCTTTTCCATTTTTTCGTATTCAAGTTCATTCGATAAATCATCTAAAATATGAGGTACAATTTCAGTATTTTTACGTAATGCACGAAATAAAGAAAAGTATTGTTGATGCATTGAAACCCTTTGTAACATATTAGTAGTAGGTAATTGTATAGCTGAGAATTTAACAATTGGTGCAGGTAATACAATCAATGATTTTAAACACATAGTTTCATTGGGTGTCATATTATTACGAGTATATACAGTTTTTCCGCCCTTAAGTAATTGATCGGATAATTTATTAAGACCTAAATTATATCTTTGCATAACATATTGACGTTTAGATGCTCCAGAACGAGTATAAACTGTACTATTAAAATCGTCAAGATTATCAACAATAGCATCTATATCAGCGAGAACTTGTGTAGTATGTATACAATCTGTACTTTTGTCAACATTAACAGGATTCATAATATCTTGAATACGGTTTTGCATTAATGAATAATCTTTTGCATCATTTGGATTACGTTCATAGTAATCGGTTTGTATATTTTGTAAATCATTTAATGTGGAAGATGTAGTATCTGCATATATATCATCAATTTCAGTACCGTTATGTATGTCATATATTTTGCGTTGAAGTTTGACAGTAGGTAAAAGCCATTGTAAACGAATATTCATTTTCATAATATTTTGAACTAATGGTTTATGAAAATCACCATTTTTATTAATATCATATATATTGTTATTATCATCAAACTTAGAATATGATTCACGAAGCAATTTATACTTGCGAATTAAATTGTGAATATTATTCATAACCATTTCAGTACGTCCACTGTTTGGTATAGTGGATAATAACTCATCCATTAAATCGTTGACTTGTACATCAATGCCAAATCTTTGTTCACTTTCCTTTCTTTCAACAGCATGTTTAATTTCTCCCAAATCATCGTTAAAATCAATAGTTTCTGCATCAATATACATATCACGTAAAACATTGTGAATATTTTGTGTTTGTTGCAAATTATCTGGTATATTAACAATAGACTCTCCTGTTTCTGTAAATTCAATGGTAGCAGTTTCATCATCATCATCGTCGCCAATTTCATATACTTCTCCTTCCTCAAGACCTTGTTTTAATACAGAAAGTGAAACCTTAGATTTAAGCGTAGCAGGTTTCTCACGTATGACGATTTTATCAATAGGAATATATTGCGGTATTCCTTGATACTTAAAATCTAAAAAAATAGTTTTTAATTCGGGATACGTGATGATTTCAATCATATCTTCATCCAAATTAGTAATTTCACCAGTTAGAATTGTAGGAATATCTCCACCAATATGAATACTTATCCAAGTTTGAGGTAATAAATTATTTTGTCGTGCATAACCTTTGTCTTGACTACGACTTAATAAATTAATTTGTGTAATAGATTCATCCGTTAAATTTCCAGATTCATCAATATTAAGTTGTACATCTGTTAATGATGATATTTGGGTTAATTGTATATGTTGATTATCAATATATTTGATATACATAGAATTTTCATGCAGTGCGGGATTAGTAGGTGCAATAATTTCAATGATATCTCCCAACTCTAATGATATATCAGTGTTTATTTCATTAGACATGTCTATGGTATTACTGTTTTCTATATCCATACGGAATAATAAAATATATATTATGTATCTAAATTATATTTGCACAATACAACAATTGTATATTAATACTCACGTTTTATGTAAATAAGTTAAAGATAAAAGTTATATATGTATAATTGCAATATGATAAATAATATACATACAACAAATATAAATACCAATATTAATTCAAAAACAGTATATAATTATGAATCATACTATAACGGAAAGTTATACAATAGACAATGTTATGATGAAGATATGCTTTGTCACGATGATATAGAATCAGGTATGTATCGTTCAGTGATTAGTTCGGTTCCTGAAAGTAAATTATTGGCATTTGCACCGCCAAAAACGTTAACATTTACCCGTTTTCGGGAATTAAATAAATCATTAAACGATGTAGTTATGCATGAATATATTGATGGAAGAATGTTGCACGTATTTTACGATAGTAGAATATCTTCTTGGATATTAAGTCCAGTAATACAAAATAATAAATTTAATATACCAAATATAGATGAACATGCATTTATTATTGCAGCTGGCGGAGACATATGTAAATCTTTTAATAATTTGCCATTTTTTGAGTATTTTCCTAAAAATTATAGTTATACATTTATTATAAAAAAACAGCCAATGTTTCAATCATCGTTATATTTGGTATCAGTGTATAAAATCAATGCATGTAATCAAATAGAATATATACCTCAAGAAGAATATGAAAATTGGAGAATATTTTCTAATATAAATGGTGTTATTTGTTTCCCTAAACAAGGCATAATAAAAGATTATTATACCGATTTATTAGAGGATATAGATTATGACTATAGTTCAAGTAAATGGGTATTAACAAATATTAAAACGGGTATGCAAACAACTATATCCACCTCTATTTATAAGTTGAATCAAGAAATTGTATCTATAGATAGGCTTATTATATTTCAGTATTTATGTTTGCAGCGTATTTATAAAGAAAAAGAAGAGCAAATGTATAAACTACACAAGATAAATAAGAATTTTTATATAGTAAAGCAAATATATGACTTATTTATTCGTACAATGCATGAAATATATATTAAATATTATATTATGAAAACAATAAGTGAAATACCTATAAAATATAAACCATTTATCACGCAAATACACAAAGAGTATTACATTTATCCACTAAAACATAATAAAAAACAATTGGTAACAAAACAAATAATTAAAGATTATTTTGATAAAAAACATCCATTTGAACTATTAACAATATTATCTTGCAATAACTAAACCACAGTTAGAAATCATAATATTATACAAATCAGTGTATAATATTATTGTTTGTTTACATAGAACTATACATTTCAGATAATTTACTCAATTTTAAAATGTAATCAGCACAATGACCACGATTAGTAGCATCCATAGTATTAATCGGTGCACGTACTTTATCAATCATTTTCATAAATTCTTTCCCGTTGGGTATATTTTGTAAATCAGCACTGTAATCTTTTTCAAAAAAGAAATTAACGTCACCTGCCTCAATAACCTGAGAATATGGTGTATAAACTAATTTGTGCCATGATTTAATTAAAATGGAAGGATTCATCTGTTTAAATGATAACAATGATGTTTTTGCGGTAGCTATATCTTCTTGTTCGGGAAAAATAGAAATAATATCGTCCAAAAAGGAGATAATTAATTTATTAAATGCTTTATTAATTGAACTTTTATCTGCCATACTAATAATAATATATTTGACTTCTGTTTATATATATTATTATCATTATTTATTTTTTCTTTTTTGAGTCTTTCTTTTTTGAGTGTTATTCTTTTTCTGCGTCTTTCTTTTTTGTTTTTTATTTTGTTTTACTGTTTTGGTTTTTCTCGTTAATTTAGTTTTCTTTAATTTATGATATCGCCTACCACCATATTGAATATATTCACCAATATTCTCTATATATTCTTTAAATATATAATCATCTGTTATTAATGTCTTTCCATGTTCTTCATATATATTTTTTGCAAATTCGGTAAATGAATCTCGTAAGGTTTTTTTATCATCTTCAGATGATGCAAAAGCAAAAACATTTTCTTCTGTTTTAGCATTTGCAATAAGTGTTTTTATTTTTTCATCATTATCTGTATTATTGAGCCATAATTTAAAGATTTCACCCATATCAGGTAATACAATATTAATAATATTAAAAAATTTCCTTTTGAGTTTCATCAAGGTCATCTTTAGCTAAGATAACCGTTAATGATTCCACAAAACGTTCAAATATACCTTCTGAACAGGATACAGGGATAGCAGTGTATTGATTCGGGTCGTAAGCATCAATATTATCAGTAATCCATGTATGTATATAGTTACCGCGTTCGGTATTGTTCCATTGTGAAGACCATACATAGGCAAATGTAGACAATACCATTATTATAACCAATTTATTATGTATAAGCTCTTGACTTTTTTCATCTTCTGCAAACTTTTTTATTACTAAATCAAACCCGATTAGTTTGTTAGTTTTTTCTGGTTCAGCAAAACCTTTTATATGTTCATCAAAAGCTATTCTACTAACACGTTCTATTTCCTTTACAATATGTTCTCTATTTTCACGGGTTCTTATAGATAATAACTTCCCATCTTTAAAAAAAGGATTTTCTTCATTTAAATTTATAAGATATTTATTTATAGTTTCAATATATTTTTTTATATTAATTTTTGTAAATTTATTATGAATTTGATAACACATATCAGTTCCTGTTGATCCAATTCTAAATTCGTCGTCAAATTCTTCATAATTAAATTCGTCGTCAAATTCTTGGTTAAATTCGTCGTCAAATTCTTGGTTAAATCTTCTTTCAATAGCTTCAATTTGAGTAGGTAAAAAATCTCTACTATTGTTGGCAATAAGTCCAGAATTTGTAAACATATGCTGCATACTGGTTTCATCATTTATATTCCACCTACTTATATCTTGATTAAAATTAAGTGCACTAAAAAACATTTCCCGCATATCGGTTACATTACTTACATCCCAATTACCTATATCTTGATTAAAACTGCGTGCATTATTAAACATTCCCTGCATATTGGTTACATTACTTACATTCCAATTACCTATATATTGATTAAAACTGTGTGCGTCGTGAAACATTCCTGTCATATCGGCTACATTACTTACATTCCACCTACTTATATCTTGATTAAAATTAAGTGCACCGCTAAACATATTGGCCATATCGGTTACATTACTTACATCCCAATTACTAATATCATAATTAAAATCAGGATCATTATTAGCTAATTCAGACATATCAGTTATATTGCTAACATCCCAATCCTGTATACCGTCACCCGGAATATACTGTACCCAAGTACCAATACCAGAATTGTTATTCCAATTATCAATTGCCTCTGCGAAATGTTCATCTATTAAAAATTTTATATTATCATATTTTTCAATTAGGAGTTTTACTATTTCATATGGAAAATTAACTTCTTCTTCTTCTTCTTCTTCGTCTTCTGCAATATAATTTCTCATTTTTTCTTCTTGTTCTGCTGCAGCTCTTGCAGCAATTATAAAAGGGGTTTCATCATAATTATTAACTACATTTACATCTGCTCCTTTTTCAATAATTTTGTTCATTATATCAAGATGAATTAAACGTTTTGCATCACCAAGAGTAGTATATTTGTCTTCAGAAATATAGCTATTTATACATACGATTAGCATTGTATTACCATTACTATTCTTTTTATTTACATTAGCACCTTTTTCTAAAAGTAAGTTAGTAATATCATATTTTTTCCTTATATATGAAAACATAAGAGGGGTATTACCTAATTCATTTGTTATAAAATCTATATCAACACCATTTTCTAATGCTTTTTCAATTCCACTAATATTATTATTACGAATAGCATTTATCAAGGCTATTTCATCATCAGTATATATCACTCCTCCCTTTTGTTTTTTAGAACGATTTTTTCTAAAAGCTTTTTTATTTCTTTTTTGTGTTGCCATTATAATATTATTAGAAAATAGTATAATAATTTATTTTTTATAATTACGATAGCGGTTAATCCAAACTTGGTAATCATAATGTGACATACATTTACCCGTATGAGGGTGTTCATGCTCACAATCTTCAGGGCAAGGTGCATTAAATCCAATATTAGCCCATGTTTCTTTATAATTGCGATTATTTTTTTCAGTAATAGTCATTTTAACCTGAGGTTTGTGATACAATTTGTTGAATTTAGTAGATTTATCGTTATACATATAAGCGAATAAGATAAATATAAAATCTGAACAAATATATAATATGAAAATAAATAAATGTACATACTGTAAAGAAATAGGACATTATATAAATAACTGTAAACATCCAGCAATAAATATTCTACATAATAAAATTCGTAAAGATGCAGTAATACATATGTATTCTATGGTAAAACACAATTTTAACTATTTATTGTATTGTTTCATTTCATTAACGCCCCAAGAAATACGTGTGTTGCTATATAAAAATGATTATAACTCAAAAATAGCAATATACCCATCTAAAACAGATTTACAATTATATTATCAGTATTTGGATGAGGTATATTCATTTATAAATAAGGAACATATTAATATCCCTTATATAGATAATACCGAATTATGGAATTATGCAAGTGAAATACAACGTAATACTGAATTACAAAACATACTGAATATTTATATAGATATTGTAAAAATATCCCCGAGACCATATTGTTATGATATTAACATGCATTATGTGGAATCCCATACACTAATATACGCTGAAAATTGTGCTATATGTTTAGATTCGCTTCAAAAAAATAATATATGCACATTGAACTGTCATCATAATTTTTGTATTAATTGCGTCAAATTATATTTGACCGGATTGTATAAATATCACGATGATAGAAATGAATATTATCCGGACTGTCCATTATGTAGAACCTATATTTCATTTATCAATATCGATGATGGAGAGTCATATGTATATTTCGATGAAACATTTTGTAATAGATTTATGCCTGATTATTTTAATCAAATTATGAATAATGAAACAATAATTACACACAATTATGAAAATCCATTTTATTATTTTATTACACCGGATGAAGAGGTTTATGAAAACGACGATATAGATAGCCCATACCATCATCCAATACTCATGCATAGCCATTATGATTTATATGAAAGGCTGGGTAAATGTATAGGATATATAATTAATAATATCTATGCGAGAAAATTATTACAATCATGGTTATTTTTTATTTATATTGTGCAATTTGTATTAAAACATAAAGAAGACATACTTGAATTATATTATAAATATTCTCCAGAGCATTGATGGAAATTTGTAAATTATATTTAGATAGTTCTGGGTTGTATATTGGGTGGCATATGTTGGTTAGATTGTCCAATATCATCCATACGTTTTTGTTGTAACGTATCCAATGTAACATCATTAGAAATTTTGTCAGGTTTATAATTATCTGGCGGGGTATTAATAAGATTCATATCATTTTGTACAGATATATAATTATATAATGGTCTTGCTTTTCCATTCCCCTTTGCACTTAATTCATCTGGAGTCATATCATAACTGGTAAATTTTTCAGACATTATATTGGTTCCACCACTTGATGCCGTCAGAAAGTATCCACTTGGCTCAATATTTGGTTGCATATTAGCAGACATAGTATTTTTAATTTGAGGGTGCAAATGTTTAATAATATCATCTCCCATAAGAACCCGATACTGTTCTTTTATAATTAATAATGATGGAACACTATGTATATTTGGTGGCATGATAACCTTACCACCATTTTCAAGAGTAATGTATGTTTGTCCATTAGATGGATCACGAGAACGTTTATCGATACAAATAAAACTGATTTTATCGGTCAAGTTACTTTTGACTAAAGTTTGTATAATATTTTGTGAATGTTTGCAATAATTACTATAATATAAAATATCCATTAATGAATTTATATTATACTGAAAAAAATGATTTTACAAATAAACGGATTTAGTTCATTGAACCGGTACACATAGAATGTAATAATCTATTCTGGAAATAGAAAATAGCATAACCTAATGCAATAGAAATAGTTTGGAAGTAGAAATCGGAACCCTTGTTTTTAGAAATACCAACTAACAAAGAAGATATTAACAAAACAGCAAGGAGAACAAATCCTAAAACAGATAAAAGCCAGAAGTAATCGCAGAATTTGCGGTCAAGAGGACCAAAAAGAGTTTCCATGATGTCAGCCATATTGGTGATTATAAACTATGAAAAGAAAAAATATACTAAATAATTTAAGTTATAGAAACAAATTCAAATAACATAAAAAAATATAGTATAATTTATATACTACATCATGGATAATACCACAGTATGGAAAGTAATAGACAAATATTTTGATAATAATCCACAATCTTTAGTAAGACACCACACCGAGTCTTACAATGATTTTTTCAAACAAGGTATATTTCAAATATTTAAAGAAAAGAATCCAATAAAAATCCAAACACGTTATGATGAAAAAATAGATGATTATAGGTCACAATGTATTATGTATTTGGGTGGAAAAGATGGAAATAAAATATATTTTGGAAAACCAGTTATTTATGATGATAACAATGCCCATTTTATGTATCCAAATGAAGCAAGGTTACGAAATATGACATATGGAATGACTATACATTATGATGTAGAAATAGACTTTATAGATATTTTGGAAGATGGGGAACAACCAACTATAGTTGGTACAGAAGATACGATTCCAGAGGATGATGAAGAGAATCAAGAAGCAGAAGAAAGCAAAACAGAAGGCGGTGCGGGTCCTATACGTCGTAAACAGGCAAAACGAACAATAGTGGATTTAACACCAGCGGAAGCTGCATTATTTAAAGAAGCAACCTCAAAATCTATGATAACATCCAATACACAAAAACGTACAATTACATTGGAGAAAATATTACTTGGTCGTTTTCCAATTATGGTACAATCCAACCATTGTATATTATCTGGATTATCAAAGGAAATTCGTCATACTATGGGTGAATGTTCTAATGATTTTGGTGGATATTTTATTATTGATGGTAAAGAGAAAACCGTAGTTTCTCAAGAAAAGTTTGGTGATAATATGTTATATATACGTGATGTACATGATGATACTTATTTATATTCAGCAGAAATAAGGTCAGTGTCAGAAAATGTATCAAAACCGATGCGTACCATGTCCGTGAAAATAATGGCACCTACAAATGCATTTACATTTAAAAATATTGTTGTTGATATACCAAATGTACGTAAACCAGTACCATTATTTATTGTATTTAGAGCATTGGGTATAATTAGTGACAAGGAAATAATTACAATGTGTCTTCTTGATTTAGATCAGCACGCAGATTTGGTTGATTTATTTATACCATCCGTGCATGATGCAGGAGGAATATTAAATAAAGTAAATGCATTAAAATATATTGCAACATTAACAAAGGGTACAACGGTAGCACATGCATTGGAAATATTATCAGATTATTTCTTACCGCATGTTGGTGAGATGAATTTTATCCAAAAAGCCTATTATTTGGGTCATATTGTATTACGATTGATGTTTGTATTCACGGGAAGTGAACCACCGACGGATAGAGATAATTTTAAATACAAAAGAATAGAATTAGTTGGCACATTAATGTACGATTTGTTTAGAGAATATTATTCCATCCAGCAAAAACATATAAGTTCTGCATTAGAACATAAAATATTCTTCAATCAGTCACTCTATGCGGATAATTTATATGGATTAATTCAAAAAGAAAAGGGAGTCTTTAATGAACGTATAGTAGAGGCAGGATTTAAAAAGGCATTTAAAGGGAATTGGGGTGCACAAACACATACTAAGAAAATTGGGGTTGTCCAGGATTTAAATCGGTTATCACATAATAGTATGTTAAGTCATTTACGTAAAACGAATTTACCGTTAGATGCCAGTGTAAAAGTGATAGGTCCACGTGTACTACATAATACTCAATGGGGATTTTTTGATCCAATTGATACTCCAGATGGTGGTAACATTGGTATACATAAACATTTGGCAATTACTACATATATAAGTCAAGGATATTCCCGTGAAATAATTATTAATTGGTTACGCGAAAAGGTAGGTATGAAATTATTGGAAGAATGCACACCCAAATTATTATCATCTTTAACAAAGATAATTATTAATGGGTATTGGGGAGGTGCAGTATATGAACCATTGGAAACCGTACAAAAGATCAAATTATTTCGTCGTAATGGATTATTACCGATATATACAAGTGTTTCATTTGATATCAAAATGAAAACGATATATATATACACGGATTCAGGTAGAGTATGCCGTCCTATATTTTATCGTGATGATGATACCAACAAGATGTCGTATGACAATGACAAGATACAAAAATACTTAGATGACGATAAATTTTCATGGAATCAATTAATTACAGGATTTAATGAGAAAAAAGTCCAAGATTTTAATCCAAATGGATATAAATTTTATGAACTTCATGAATTATATGAGAATATAGAGGTTGAATCTAATCCCGCAAAATTAGCAAGATTTCTACAAGATAAGGCGATTATTGATTATATTGATCCAAATGAAACAGAGGGTTCGTTTATTGCAATGAATGCAGATGAAATAGAAAAAGATAAACAAAATAGACATACTCATGTTGAAATGCATGAATCTCTCATTTTTGGTACAATGTGTAATTTAATTAATTATCCAGAAAATAATCCAGCAGTTCGTAATTCATTCTCCTGCGGTCAAAGTAAACAGGCAACATCTATGTATCATACAAATCATCAAGTGCGAATGGATAAAACAGCAACAGTACTTGTATCTGGTCAAAATCCATTAGTAAAAACAAGATACTTGAAATATATTAATAATGAAGAAAACCCATATGGCGAAAATACAATTGTTGCTGTTATGTGCTATACTGGTTATAATGTAGAAGATGCAATATTAGTAAATGAAGGTGCATTAAAACGTGGTATGTTTAGAACAACCTACTACAGTACATATGAAATGCACGAAGAAAAAAGTAGTTCAGGGGAAGATACCAGTGAAAGTACCTTTTCAAATATAGAAAAACAACATAATGTTGTTGGTACAAAAATTGGATATGATTACAGTAAATTAGATGACCATGGTTTGATTGCAGAAAATACGGAAGTTGATGATAAAACAGTTTTAATTGGAATGGTGTCATCAAGTTCCGCTAATCCAGATAAAAATATGGATGCATCAAAAACACCAAAAAAAGGACAACTTGGAATTGTTGATAAAACATTTATAACAGACGGCGAAACTGGAACACGAATTGCCAAAGTTCGGGTTCGTGAAGAACGTATACCAAATCTTGGTGATAAAATGGCGTCCAGAGCTGGACAAAAGGGAACAATTGGGTTAGTTATCCCTGAACGTGATATGCCATTTACTGCAGATGGTATTCGCCCTGATTTAATTATTAATCCCCATGCTATCCCCTCTCGTATGACAATTGGACAATTTGTGGAAACCATTACAGGTAAAGCAGCTGCAATGTATGGTGCTACTGGTGATTGTACAGCATTTGTAAATAATGGTTCAAAAATTGGCATTTTTGGAGACTTATTATCAAAATCAGGTTATCATTCAAGTGGAAATGAATTATTATATAATGGAATGACTGGTGAACAATTAGAAACTGAAATATTTATAGGACCAAACTATTATATGAGATTAAAACACATGGTTAAAGATAAAATTAACTATAGAGCACGTGGACCAAATACTCAATTAACACGACAAGCAGTTAGTGGACGTGCAAATGATGGTGGTTTACGTATTGGTGAAATGGAACGTGATGGTGTTATATCACACGGTGCTACTGCATTCCTGAAAGAATCAATGATGGAACGTGGTGATAAATACAAGTTAGCTATATGTAATACAACTGGACAAATCGCTGCTTATAATTCTGCCAAAGATTTCTTCTTAAGTCCATTAGCCGATGGACCAATTAAGTTTAATGACACGATAGATATAAACAAAATGAGGGTAGAAACAATAAGTAGATATGGTCGTAATTTCAGTATTGTAGAAGTACCATATTCATTTAAATTACTAATGCAAGAATTACAAACGATTAATGTACAAATGAGAATAATAACCGATGACAATATTGACCAATTTGATAGCATGAATTATTCAAATAATATCAAATTATTAACCAAAGATATTTTATCATCTCCTGATTCTATTATTGAAGCAATAAAAAAGAATATTAAACCCAGAAAAGAAACTAATATACAACCAACTCCTGAAAGTATACAATCATCTCCCGAAGCCAACAATACAGAGGTTTCGCCAGAGTATGCCCCTGATAGTCTCGGTTATCAACTAACACAGGAGGAAACAGATAAACTTGCAAAGGAACAACAAGAATATTATGCGGCTAATCCAGATTCTCCTGTTTATAACCCGTTTACAGATGATGAATCATCTCCACAATATCCTCCCAATACTACATCTCCACAATATCCTCCCAATACTACATCTCCACAATATCCCCCCAATACTACATCTCCACAATATCCCCCCAATACTACATCTCCACAATATCCTCCCAATAGTAGACCACCATCTCCAGATTACCCACCCGACTACCAGAGGATGAGTGGTGGTAACAAATATAATGTCGGTGATTCTGTATTATTTAGAGGATGTAATAATCCCAAACAATTGTGGAATATTAAAAATATTGGCGATAAATTTATTACGATTCATGCTGAAGACGGGTATGAAATGGATCCTAATGATAGAATTAAAGTAGTTACTATGTTTGATATATATAAACCAGGTAATTTTTCTTATAATAATAATCCATCATCACAATTATATAATACTCCAGTTCAACAACAGCCTATTGTTCAGGTACCAGAAACAACAACAACACCAGCAATTAATATTAAAATTGTAAATGGTAATGATAATATGCCAGAGCAATCTGGTAATGATATGATACAACAAAATGACAATAATATTGTGGAAAATAACAACACATCCCTGATAAAAATGAATACTCAAACAGAACCCGACACATCAGCACCAGTAAATGCAATTGATTTTAACAGTGGGATGATAATTAAGAAAGTGCCTTAATTTTTTATACAAAAATACATTATATTATATAAAAATTATAATATAATTCATAAAAAATGTACCTGTTCAGGTTGCAGAAATACATATGTAAAAAATTGAAAAAAATGTGACATATATAATAATATTTAAATCAGCATACATATTTAAGTAATATAATCAATTATGGCAGAAGGCGCAGTATTCATTTTATGTTTTGGCATATTGATGGTTGTATTGATGGCAAGATCAGTATTTACTCCAATTGATAGAAGCGTAACACCTACAAGAAACAGATAAAATTGCGAAAAATAATATTATATGTAATTAATAAAAAATTGATTTTTTTTATTAACAAATATAAAGTATCAAATATTAGTATATACAATGAGTAGTTCAAATAAAATTTTATCTGTTTATAATTCCAGAAATACATTGGTGAGTATAGCAAGAACTAAAGGATATAATGCAGATGATTATGATTCATTTAGTATTAATGAAATAGATGCTATGTATAAAAACAATCAATTAGATATGTTACTTTCACATAACGAAACTGAACGTAAAATTTACATTAAGTATTATTTAAAAGCTAAACAAATAAAAAAGCAGGATTTGGATGATATAATTGAAGACTTATACTTTATTGATAATGTATTAAAAAAAGAAGATGTATTGGTAGTTGTAACTGAGTTTGAACCAAATGATACTATTATTGCAAAAATAAAGTATTTATTTGAGCATGATGATATATTTATTGTGATACATAACATAAAACGTCTTCAATACAATATTTTAAATCATTCTTTAGTACCAAAATCAAGAATATTAACAACACCAGAAGTTGAACAATTAAAGAAGAAATATAACCTTCAATCTGTGAAACAACTACCAGAAGTATCCAGGTTTGACCCACATTCCTTAGCAATGTGTTTACGCCCAGGAGAAGTTTGTCTATATGAACGAAAAAGTCCAACTGCCATGAATATTGATTATTATAGAGTATGTGTATAACTATTTTAGGCAGCTAATATATATCATGACAAATCTAAATTATAGTAATTATACTTTTTTTAATGCAAATAAAAAGGATAATAATACCAATAAAGAAGATATAGTAGAAGGAATAGCTAATTTTTGTAAATTAAATCGTTCTTATAATAATCAACGACCAGACCTTTGGAGGAATTTAGATGCAGCATTAAATAGAGAAGGTCAATTAAAAGATGACTTATTAAATGCAAACAAAGCTAATGATGGAATTACAGATGCAAATCCAACTGGTGATAATACAGGTGCTATATTTAACGAAGCTGGTGATAAAGCAATGGAGTTTGGAAAAATTCATATTTTTTCAGCTGATTTAAAACAATATTTTGGTATTAAACCCGTTGATACAGATGGTATATTTCGCACATTGCCACCTGAATTAACTGATAATCCTGATAAATATATTTTTGCATATCAAGACGACGCTGGTAAATACTGGAAAACAATATTTAATAAAGTTGGTGAAAATACAAAAGAAGGTTTCCGTGATAAATCTTCCACAGAAAAAGTTGCGGTAAAAGGAAGAACACTGAATGTGGAACTAACAGATCAAATTAACTCTGCTCAATCAGGTAGTGATGGAAGTGGTCGTGATGGTAATGGTAAACTTACAAATACTGAATTCAAAAATTCTGGTGCAGAATTACGATATAATGCTATGAAACTAATTTATAATAAGTCAGTTACGAATACAGTTTTAATGAGTGTTGGTGTAATAGCTTCCTTATATTTTATTGCAAAAAACTGAATAATATAATATGATTATTTGTTATACATATTATATGAATATTGATGATAAACATGACATGAATATGCAAAAAAATGATAATACTAATTTTTTTTATCAAAGAACCATATTAAATAGTTTGAATTTATCTGTAGGTATTTTAATTACTGCTGTTATGATATTTAGAATGAAAAAATGATATCACTATAATATATAAAATGCCTACACTAACTGAAGAAGAAAAAAAAGAATTATACTCAGCTGATGTTCAAAAAAGTGTGTATATACAACGACAAACAAGTAATATTAGTGATGTAAATTTATTATTAATCATATTGTATTATGTATTTTTGAGCTATTATACGTATTATACATATGGGTCATTTAGGTACAGTACACAATATTATAAAAAGTTGATAATGATACTGTTATTGTTCGCTTATCCGTTTATCATTTATCCAATCCAATATTATGTATATAATTTTGGTAAGTACCTAATAAGTTTAGTATACAATAATATTTATGAGACAAATGATTGGTAAAAAAATAGATACATATTATAATATAAGGTATAATATGCAAAATAATAATTATCATACCTATGATAAAAATAATAATAAAAAAAGTAAAGATAATATCATTATTGAAGGGTTAGATAATAAAGAAAAGATAGATATAGTATCGTCTAATTATAAATCATTTAATGGAGTATATGCTGATTATTTGAAATGTAGTGCACCAAATAATATTGCATGTGCAAAATTACAAACGGAATATGATACGCAAACAACCAAAGTGAATAATCTGGAAAATGAATATAATAAACAAGATAAAATACATACTGATTGTACTAATTTAAAAACCCGATGTGGAATTATTAATACTCGTATAAATGAAACTCAAGAATTTATAGATGGTTTAAATAAAAAAATGAAAGGTAAACAAACCGAACATAATTCTTTTAAAGAGGTTACTCCAGTTGAATCTACAGCGGATTATTTAAAAACAAATAATATAGATATATGTGATAATATTGATTATTCTAATAAATTGGATAATTTAATTGATTTAAAAAAAACATATAATAGCAATAAAGATAGTACAAATAAATTAATAAGCAATAAAGAAGAAGATATTTTTAATAATGATAAAGAATTAATTGTTAGTGAAAACAATATTGCTGCATATGAAGCAAATAGAGAGAAATATTATCTAAATAGTAAAACTAATTATGATGAAGCTAAACGTACAAGAAAACATTGTTGGCGTTCGTGTAGCGGGTGGGGGCCATGGAGGAGGTGTAGTGTGAATTGTAGGAGTGTTCAAGCGCATAATGCTCATTGGCAAAATCATTATAACAATCTAGGTAAACAATGGTCGGATAAAGCACAGGTGGAAGCGGAAGAAAAAAAGAAAGAAGAAGAAAACAAAAAGAAAATAGAAAATGTTGGTGCAACACATAAAGAAGAAAAGTTAAGATTAGAAAATAATATCAAAACTATAAATACAAATATTGAAACCAATAAAACAAATATGAATACTCTTAAAAATGACTGTTCAAGACAAATGCTTAATGGAATTAACAAGATTAGTAGTGATATAGAAGATAAAATAAGGTCTAAACAATCCACAGAAGTAGAATATAAAGATATATGTAACAGTAAACAAATAAGCTGTGATAAAGAATATGCAGTTTTTCAACCAATTAAACAAAATTATAATAATGAAAAGTTAGCTCAGGCAGATTTAAAGAATCGTCATGAAATTTGTGTAGACCCTTTAAGAAATGATTGTAAAGACCTTTATAATGAGTATCGTAGTTCTAATAAAAATACACAAATATCTACATCCATTGTAGAAAAATACCAAAATTATAATAATAATGATACTGCACCACAAGTGCATGAAAAAATAAAATCTAATTATACAACAGTTCAAGGTGATTTTAACAAATTAAAAATAAATGAACAAGAGATGAATATCAAATTAAATAAAAATAGTTCAGTATATGAGTCACCAATAGATAAGCATGACAAAGAGATTTATACAAATTTATTATTAACAGCTTTTGCAACATCATTAGTATATGTACTTTTTGTAGAAATGTGAGAACAATATTATATGCGAATATCATATAATATTATTTAGTAATGTCCTATAGTTCCTACAATAATGAAACTCCTCTTGATTTAAACAATGTACGTAATGTAGAAGGATTAACTGATGTCGCTGGCATGGATAAAAAATTAGACGAAATAAAGTCAAGAATAGCAGACTTTGAAAATAAAAAACAGTTAATTGTAAAAAATTCAGGTATTGAAGAAGGTATGACACTTGGAGAAAGTATTACCACAAATGAACAATTACAACGTAATCCTAAGTATAATAAATATATTATACCAAATGATAAAAAACGAAAAAATATGGTAGATGTACGTATTGATGATAGTAATTTATTAAAAAATTCATATAACCAAAATTATGTTCTAGGAACAATTGCAGCGGCATCTTTAGTTGTATTACTATTTCATATCTAAAAATATAATAATAATATATAATGCCAACAGATAGTGAAAATATAAATATATTAACAACTATTCAAACATTTTTAAGGTCATTAACAGCCCAACAACAAGCTGATCTGAATATAGGTCAAGATGAGATTAACCAAGGTGTTAATGCAATATCAGCAGCTGTTGCAACTGCAGATGATGAAGCAGAACAAATATTACTAAGACAAAACGAAATGAAAGGAATTGTTGATGCAGAAAATGAGCGAATTCAAAAAAACATAAAAACTACAGAAACAAATTTACTAACAAAAAATAGAAAAATGAAATTTATAGACAACAAACGTCAACGTGCAGAGCAATACAATAAGATATTATATGTTTTTATAATAACTTTATCATTAATAATAGTTGCTATTATTGGTTTTCAATATTTACCATTTTTACCAGATTTTATATTACAAATATTTGTTGTTATAGTAGGGTCGGTAGGACTTGTTCAAATATTTAATATGTACAGACATCTACAAACACGTTCTCATTTAGATTATAATCAACTTAAATTGGATGGACCAAACATACTGTCTTCTGAAGAAGTTGCAAAGAAGCAACAAGCTGCTGCAAAATCGGGTGATTTACTTGGAAGTGTAGATATTGGAGGTTGTATAGAATCAGAATGTTGTGACACAGAGAATGATGTGATTTGGAGTAAATCTTCTCGTAAATGTATTCCAAAACCAACTCAAGCAGAAACAGAACAATTTACTGTTGAACGAATGAAATATAATAATAATTTTGCACAACCAAATTCCCCAAGTGAAACACTTTTATATAGTAAAGTATAAGTATAGTATATATAGAAGTTATGGATATAAACGAAAGAGAATTACTCTTTAATCAAAAATATCTTCATCAAAAAAAAACAGTAGAATATTTACATTGGGTAAATACAGGTTTAGTATATATTTATTACCTGTGTGCTTTAGTAATAGTATATTATCTGTTTACAAAATATGATTTTAACCGTTATAACAATATATTATTTACAATATTATTAGGAATATATCCATTTGTTGCTTATTATTTACAAGAAAAAATATATGATAGTTTTGAATATATAAGCAGTTTGTTTTCTATATTAGGATTATTTTTATATGATCTATTAGTTGATTGGTTTATTAAATTGTTTAGTCTTCCTTATTATTACTTGTATATGTTAGTCATAATTTATGCAATTTCTATTAAGGACGGTATTTACAGTTCTAACCAGTTATTATTCTTTATATTATTAGTATTATATCCATATATTGTTGAATATATTCACAATATTTTTTAATTGTCCCAGGTATGTTTTTCTTTGAAATAATTGGGGTCTTTATTACTACGAATATGTTGTGTTTCTAATGTTACATTATATATTGGTTTGCCTGTACGATAAAAAATATCGAGTTGTTTTTGTCTCCATATTTCATTTTTTTCTTTTCGTTTTTTTATTTCTTCATCGCTAATAAAGTGTAAAATTAAGGGGTCCATTATAATATATTATATAAATATTATATTATCTATTTTTTATGTTTATAAATTATCAATATCTATACCATCATCTGTATCATTATCTGTTTCTACATTATCTACAGCAGGTAATTCATCACGTTCATATTTAATACGAACTCCATTCCATGTTTGTTGTCGTTTACGTCCAAATTCTTTATCCATGTATTCATGCAATTCCTTAGGACTGGGTCCACGACCACCGTAATTAGACATATACCATATAGAGAATTCATTGTTAAGTTCCATTTGTTTAATTTTGCCCTTAGCATCACGAACAACACGGTCGTTAATAAACTCTGATATATAATCTTGACTTTGACGGTATTCATTGCTCTTAGACATGACAATAGAACAATCATTTACTACACCACCTGTTTTAAATACAATATCAACTAACATTGCTGCAAAAACCTCTTTCCAACTATCAAATTTCTCTTCAATATTCTTATCTAACAAGTATTGATATGGCTTTTCAGGGTCATCATCTCTGGGATCCTCTGTAAATAATGATTTAAATGGAACAACACGAATACGCCTCCATGTACCATGGTCATTCGCCTTCACCCCCATAAGTGCATTACATGCAACTGCAAGTTTAAATTGTGGTATAAATGATAGTGTTTTAGTCATATATGGAGCTCTTCCTTGAATTGGGTCCTTTCCGCTGGTTAATTGTTTCATCATGCCTTCATTAATTACATCATTTTTACTTGGTTCTTGCATAACCGCATAACGAATTCCTTTCAATTGCACAATTTCCGGGGTACACCCGCCAACTTTACCACGTTTCTCTGTGACTAATGTGGTTGGTACATCACCTTTATAGTTCCCTAAAACTTTTTCCATTAGATTCATGAGAACAGATTTACCATTGGAACCAACACCAACATACATATTAAATGTTTGGTTTGCTGATGTACCAATCAACGTAGAAGCTAAATGATTCCACATATACTTACAAAGTTCCTTGTCTGGAAATAATTTATTCATAAAATCGTTAATATCATTTATGGTTTGTCTATGTTTGATAGGGTCTAATGGTATATAATCAATACCAGTACATAATGAAATAATATCTTCTGGTTGACCTTTTCTAAAACAATTATTCTTAAAATCTATGACACCATTATTAAAACAAAGTAAGTAAGGATTTGTATCCATTTTTTCTAAGAAATCCCCGTCATAAAACAAACATTTCGCTTCTGTCATTATGTTTTTCTTATCATTTGTATTTCCTAACCGATTACTAATATTTAATATACGCATGGAACGATTCTTTTGAAATTCTGCATCATTCTCTAAATTATTTGTGTTATTTTCAATAATAGCATTTGATGCTTCATTTGCTAATCCATTAGAACTCTTCTTATTGTATAATGCACGTAATGTTTTAGATATAGAAAGACGCAATGTAGTACCTGAATCAATCTCTTCCCAGCGATTATTCTTGTAACGATACCAAATGTTCTTAGATACACTTACACACACATACTCATGTTTATACATTTGATATAAAACACTTGCTAAATCAAAGTCAGGAACACGTTCTTTGATATTGTAAGAATTAATTGTATGTTCAATATAATAATCAAGAGTGCCTTCTAATACGCGTCTATACTCCTCAGGTGCATCCATTTTTGCCCAATGAATTAAGGAGAGTTTGGTCAACCCGCCATGTATACGTAAATCGAAACTTCGCCAAGTTGCACATAAATCAGGTATATTACTATATGTAAATTCGCTGGATTGTGCACTGAATGCAATCCATACAATTAATAATTTAGGACTGGTATTACGTAATACCCAACCAACACGTTTCCATTTATCATATGAACCTGGTCCATAATAAGAGATAGGTAATATCATTGTGTAATCATATAAAGTTTTTAAGTCATAGTCATTAATTAAATCGCTTGTAACTTCAATAAAGTTTGTCACCATCATATCCAATTCTTCTTTGTTTTTGATACTGGATATTGTATTAATATCATCCAACATAGCATTACGTTGTTGAATTTCCATCAAATTAGAATCAACACTTTGCTGACGACTTATTGTACGGGTATTTTTATCGGTAAACTCTTTGTATGTGCTTACAAAATCGTTTTTCATAAATAATACTACATTGGATTTTGACCTAACTGATAGTTTATGAATTTCCTCTTCCATATTTATTTTTGAAATAGGAATATCACGGTTAATAATTTCATTATCTGCAGGGTCAATTGTAATTTGACATACACGTGTTAATTTATACCTATCATGTCCTGGTTTACGTGAACCATATAATTGCCAGTTTGTAGTACCTTTGCTAATACCTTCATCAAATACATCATCCCATGAATTAATCAATGGCAAACCTTCCCATGCGTCTGCAATCTCCTTCATAACTCTTTTTCGTAATATTTGTTGAACTGCATGATCCGCCTGAATACCAATTAATATATGAATACCATCCTTAGTATAGTTCTTATCTTTTACACGATTTACTGTGGCTTTTTCCATTATATACACATTGAATGCAGTGGTTTCGTCCATTTGATATATTTCCTTAAGTATTTCTAAATATATATCAATAAGATCATCTATATGTTCTTTTGTATATTGTCGTTCATCCGTATCATATGTATGACGAAGGTCTAAGTCAATTAATATTGGTCCATCACCTTCACGTTGTTTTTCAGTCAAATATTCCTTTCCATTCTTTTTTATAACATCACGATAATATAATTGCAAGAATGTCGGGTATTCTGCATCTGTAATGGTATATGAACCACCAAATATACTAGAATTTTTATCACCTATTCTGGTATTTGTTATTGTTGCATTTGGATCTCCTTTCTTTTTGGCCGAATGTTTTGCTAAGAAATCAGAAAGGTCACGGTAATCCGCAATAGATGGTATTATTTTTGACATTTTTGAACTATTTGATATAACCAGGTCATCTGCCATTTGTTGAGATATAGTAATGCTATATTTTTAAATCCTGTTATAAAATCAATTTTTCAATTATAGAATATCTTGAATAAATAACTATTAATAACCTTAAAATCACGTAAAAATAGTTAAGATATGAAATCATATTTAGGTATCATTGATATAAAAAATTGATTGAATAAAATAGAAACAATTTAAAAATATAATCTAATTATATTATAAGTTTGATATGAAGTTTTGCGAACAGTGTGATAATATGTATTATATTAGTGTCAATGAAGATGACCACAATAAATTAGAACATTATTGTCGTAATTGTAAACATGTAGATGCAACTATTGCTCAAGCTGGTGGATGTATTTTAGATGTACAAACCAAAAATGAAGAACAACAAATATCACGTATCGTTAATAAATATACAAAAACAGATCCAACTTTACCACGTATTTATACTATGAAGTGTCCAAACAGTAAATGTAAATTTAATACTGAAGAACCAAATACAAATCCTGAAGTTGTTTATATTCGTTATAATGATGCTAATTTAAAATATTTATATATTTGTACCACATGTGATACTACGTGGAAAACAGACCAACTTGTTTAAATAATTATTGTTTATTATTCAACTTTTTTTATTAGCCAATTTGTATTAATTATAAAAAATTGATTTAATCATTTAGAAATATAACATAGTATATTATATTATATTCTTCTTTAATATGGAAACTGACAACGAAACGAATGAACCTACTAAGGGACTTGAATACGACAGTGATGATAATGAAAATATACCTCCACCTCCACCTCCTAACGAAGATGAAAGTGATAGCGATAATAATGTTAGTGATAGCGATGACGATGACGATATTAAACCACCACCTCCACAAAGTGACGATGAAAGTGATAATGAAAGTGATAATGATATGGATGACGACGACGATGATGTTGAACGTGAATCATCTTTATTAAATCGTTATGATAATAGAGAGATACCAAATGAAACAGACCAATTAATTCAACCCGATGATTTTGATAGTGATGTAGATGATGATGATGATGAAAATTATTTACAAAAATTTGATGAATCTTTATCACAACAAATTATTGCTGATTATCACCCTGAAATGAAGTCACATAATTATGATGAAATTGTCAAATTATCCAAAGTTACACGGAATGAAGATGGAATAATTATAGACCCTTTGCATAACTCTTTACCTTTTATTACACGTTATGAAAAAGCCAAAATTATTGGTGAACGTTCAACACAATTGGCTGCAGGAGCAAGTCCATTTGTTCAAGTCGATGATAACGTTATTGACGAATATTTGATTGCAACTAAGGAATTTAACGAGAAAAAAATCCCATTTATTATTAAGCGGCCAATGCCAAATGGTGGATGTGAATATTGGCGTTTTGAAGACCTTGAAGTTCTTATTTAATTATAAAATTAATTATTATTACAAAAATTATCTTTTTTTATGATTTCCAGTTTTTACCACAATCTAAACATGTTACAAATATAGTTGCTGGTTCATCTGCACTTCTTGTTTGTAATTCATAATATGTACATTTCTTTGATTTACATTTACGACATGTAAACATATCAGTAGATGCTGCAATTTGTGTATCATATTTATGAAAATCACGTTTTGTTTTTTGTTCAATTAATTCTCTCCAATGTTCTTTATTCATTTCTTGATGTGTCATAAATGCCAATACTTGTGGTGTTATTTCGCCACTTTTAATTTGTTCTAATAATTCATTGTTTTGTAAATTTACATATATACTACGTAAACGGTCCAAATACAGCATTACAAATGATTGATTATCCCATTTTTTTATGATCTTTTTTGCAGTACCTTCTTTTAATGCATAATTGAATATACCCTTTTCAAGATTAATACTCATAATTTCATCACCAATTATATTTTCTAATTTTTTACTGATATTTATGCGAAATTCGGTTGGATTGACTATAATATGCATTCTATATGTAATTTGTAAGCTAAATATGCCTTTATATAATTCATATAAATATTTATTTATATGAAATCAATTTTTTTATAAATATTCTTCTTCACTTAATTCTCCCGTACATTCCAAGTATATTGATTGTTTTTCACTTTCTACAAAATTATTTACTAATGCTGGTTTTGTCTTTTTTGTAATCTTTATTCGTTTAGTTTTCTTTCGCTTTGGTTTTACGAATTCTTCTTCATCATCAAATTCTTCTTCCTCATCATCGTCATCATAATCATCATCATCTTCCTCATCATCATCTACAATAAAATCATCTTTTACATAACCTGATTTTGTACGAGGTAATTCATCATCTTCTTCCTCTTCCTCGTCATCATCATCATCGTCACCAATATCATCAAATCCACCATATAAATGGTCATACACCTCAAGCCATTCTTTTTTAGTCATATTTATTGGGACATCATCTTCATCTTTATTTATTAAAATACAATTTCCAAAAAATAATGTGTTATCTACTGGTGGAGGGAACTCATATTTATTTTCACTATTTGCACGACCATCTATTTTACCAAATAAACTAAGATGATAAGATTTACCTTTTATTCCATCTACATTCCAAATTGTACGATTATTAAAACCAGTGGAAGATTTTAGACCAGCCTTCTTATATAACTCAAGTTCATTGAATTTTTTTATTGTTAATTCTTTAATCGTACCATTTTTCTCAAAAACTAATACAGTTACAGTCATGTTGTTATATTGGATATAATAATTTGTTTATATTACTTTTGTTATTTATTTGTGTTTCACGTTAAAATCTACATATAGGATTCTTTCCAACATATATATATCTTTATGCTTAACTCAATATTACATATTTTATTTAATATAATTATATCATTATTTATCATTTACTGTTTTCATAGTACATGGGAATATTTTAAGGATACTTATACACATAAAAAAACAAAAGATTTAGTAAATACGCAAATCTCTAAGTATCAACAAATGATGGCAGAAATGCAAGAAAATTCACAACCAGAAAATCCCTCTATTAGTACAACTGAAATACAAACAATGGATGATGATTTAACCAAATATATGGAAGAACAAATGTGTACATAATATAACAAGAGTATATGTCAAAAGAATTTAATTTTACAGATAATAAGGATTGGTTATTACCATTTTTAAAAGGTTTTAAAGAACAAAATGATATTGATGATATTGAAGATTTCGCTATTAAAAATGTAGAAAAAATATTTAAGAAAAATACGATAAATTCAGTGTTTTCAATGTTTTCAAATTCAACAATTAAAGAACCCTGGAAAGAATGTGCAAAATCGTATACATTACACGAAATATCTAATAGTAACAAAATAGCTAATGATTGTAGAGAAAGTCCTGGATTTGACAAAAAAATTGTTCCAACATCATTCAGTTATAATAACAGTAAAGAAAAAGATAGTGTTGAATATAAACAGTCTGTACAAAGTTATGATTATTTAAGATATAATGACGATATACAGATGGTAATAGGTACACCAGGTAGTGATTATACAAGACGCGATGATGTTTTACACAAATATAGATTAATAGAATATTTACAAAAACAAGATATAGAACATTATAAATCATATACTTGGGTTGACTGTATATTGGATGCATATAATGAAAAAATAAAAATAGATACTATTGTAACAGAAATTTCAAATATTCCAGAATTTAAGGATTTTCATTTTTTAGCATTACATTTTCATGGTGACCTTAATGCAGATTATAATATGAACTTTATAGCTGAATTAGAGGAAGAAAGACAAAACCAAAAATCCCGAGATAAAGAGACTTCATCGATTCCTAATCAAAAAGAACCGTCAAATTCGAATAGTTATTTTAACAAGAATGGTGACCTTACAGGTGGTAAAAGTAAAAAAAAAAACAGAAAATCAAAAAAAAGAAAATCTAAAACGTCTAAGAAAACTTCAAAAAAAAGAACAATTAAACGTAAACGCGGATAGGTATGTTAATTAATAATTACAAATCATTTAAACATATCTCTTCTATAAAGTTATACTTGGTCCATCATAATATAAGATTATAATGGAACTTACTATGAATCAAATGTACCACTTAGTGGAAAGATTTCCCAAATTTGATAATGCATATGAAACAGTATCTCAAAAGGGATATTCTCCCGATTATAATGTAGCATTGGCAATTCCAACTGGTAAAAAGAATTTCGCTTGGTTTACATTCTACAAAGATTGTGATGTATGTTATTTATTTGATTTGAATAAAGAAAAGAAAATAGTTAAATCAACACGAATTATGAAAGAAGATAACAATACCTTAGGAAAAGGTACTATATTATATGGAACATCCATAGTAGATGAAGAAACAAATGTCCCTTATTTTGTTATTGAAGATATTTATTTTTACAAAGGCGCTCCTTTATCCGGATTAACATTTTATGACAAATTATTTTATATCAAATCATTCTTAGAAACAATTAAAGAAAGTAATACAAGTGTTATATTTAAATTACCAGTATTGTGGTCGAATAGTGTAAAAAACCCGATTTCTTCAGTAATACCACCACATTTGGTCAATGAAATTGCATACCAAACTCATCATATTCAATATCGTACTATGAACAATATTATGCCACACATTAATGTGTTGTTAAACATGAAAATAAATATAACAGTTGAATCACCAACAATACAAAAACGGTCAACCCATATTCATATCCCATCATACACAATGGATTTGTTTAAACCACAATACCGTCAAAAAACTGTGTTCAAAGTTTCTGCAGATATTCAATATGATATTTATCATTTACATGCATATGGTAAACAAAATACACTTGTATATTATGGAATCGCTTATATACCAGATTATAAAACCAGTGTCTTTATGAATGGACAATTTCGTACTATTCGTGAAAACAAAAATTTGGATTATATTGAAGAAAGTGATGATGAGGATGATTTTCAAAACATTGAAGAAGACCGTTATGTTGACCTGAAAAAATCGTTGTCTATGGAATGTATATTTCATACAAAATTTAAACGATGGATACCATTAAAAATTGCACATAATGGATCAAAAATTATTCATATATCAAGAATTGTAAAAGATTATTATCAATAACAAATTAAATATATCATTTATTATTATAATAGTAATAATAAATGAAAAACGAAGGTATCATACCAGGTTATCATGGCATAATGGACTTAGATGTAAGAAATATGGAACCAAGATATGTTAAAGATGCTATTAAAGAACATTATAAAGATATTAAAATATATAAAACAGAACAAGCTAAATTAAAACCTGAACATAGATATGAAAATACTATATTACGTATTAATAAACAAAGGGAATATATCCAGATGAAAGAGAAAGAATATCGTGAAAATATTGAAAAAGAATTATTAGAACGTAATAAGCAATATAATAGTTGGAAAAAAAATTAATTTAAAACTGCTTACCCTTAATAAAATTATCTATTTGAGATAAATACAAATTTTTATCAGGTATGGGCGACTTAGCAATATCTTCAATGTTTTGTTCTCGTTTTCGTCGTTTTTTTGACACTTTTTTTATAATAATTTTAATTTTGGAATCAGTACTATCAAAGCTATATGAACGGCTATCAACACTATCGGATCTGTTTTTGGCTTCCATTAATGTTGGGTATTATATAAACATATTATATTTTTATATAAAATATAATATTAGTTTACTCAGCTGGAGGTATAGATAAAATTTTATATTTTGATTTTACATGTGAATATTTATTAGTAGCTATAGGTGTTTTATATTCAGTTATATGTGTTGTTTTGTAACATGGGTTTTTACATAACATCTTATCTACCATATATGGTGCATTAATTACAGAAGTAGGTAAGAATGTTTTCATTATTAAATATATATAATATATAGTTTTTATTTTATACTATTTCCAGCATAATTTGTCATATGTATATTACATAATTCATTTAAAATACCATTATTTATTTCAAGTTTTTCAAAGAAGAATGAATGAAAATCTTCAATTGTAATAATTTTATCATTATTACGTGTAAAATCTTTTAATTTATCATATGCATCATTCATATTATATTTTCGCAAAATTGTTTGATACGCTTCGGCAAGAACAACCTGATTTCTATATAAATCATGTGTTATTTCTAATTGATTTGGAGTAATCTTATTTAATCCATTAGTTATATTTTGTAACGCAATCACACTATATCCAAATGCCATACCTACATTTCTTAACACAGTACTATCTGTTAAATCACGTTGAAGACGAGATATGGGCAACTTTCGTGACATAAATTCAAATAATGCATTAGAAAGTCCCAAATTGCCTTCTGCATTTTCAAAATCAATAGGATTCACTTTATGTGGCATAGTAGAAGACCCGACTTCTTCCTTATTAATAGATAATTGTAGATATTTTTTGAATATATATAACCATATATCTTGACATAAATCTATTAAAATTGTATTAATACGTTTTATTATATCAAAAATAATACTTAAATTTTCATAATTATCTATTTGTGTTGTATATTTACTTCGTTCACAATCAAATTTACTTATAAATTCTGTAGCAAAAGAGTCCCAATCATGTTTTGGGTAAGCTGCATAATGTGCATTTAAACTTCCAACTGCTCCACCAAATTTACACTTATATTTTATGCTATGTAATTGTTTTTGAACTTCTTCTAATCTATAATGAAATACTTTCATTTCCTTTCCAAATGTTGTTGGTACTGCAGCTTGACCATGTGTATGACCTAACATAATTACCTTATTATATGAAGTATACATTGTATCTAATTGATTCATTATATTGTCTAATAAACCTGTATATTTATCATTTATGAAATTCTTGATTAATACTGGATATAATACATTATTGATATCTTGTGAGGTTAATCCAAAATGAATAAAACTTACCCAATCTTTTAATTTTGATTCTAATAAAATATTTTTTATATAGATTTCTACTGATTTAACATCATGTTTTATTACATTTTCTATTTCCTTTATTTTATTACATTCATTTATATCAAAATTTACTATTATTTCAAATAATACTTGATAATCTATTTCTGTTATAACTTTAATTTGAGGTAAAAATTTCATTAATTCATATAAATACTGAATTTCTATAATTACTCGTTGTTTCTGTATTGCATATTCGGAAAAATAATCTTGACAACATTTTGTATATTTGTTGTATCTGCCATCACAAGGTGAAATAATAAGTAATGGATCCATGTTAATAATATATATATCATATTTTATATATTATTTTTATACCAAACTATTATTTACTTGTTGATTCACTTGCATAAATGTAGTACATTTTGACATGTGTTTTATACATGATGCATTAATATATGTGCATGTACTTCGTAAGCCACCCAAATAATCAGCAACTGTATTATATAATGACCCTTTGTAAGGTATTTTTAATACACGTCCTTCAGAAGAACGATACTTTGCCATAGAACCATAATGTTTCTTTTGTGCTGTTTCTGAACTCATACCATAAAATAACTTTAACTTTTTACCATTTTCTTCAATTATATCACCCGGGTTCTCATCATGTCCAGCAAATTGACCACCTACCATAACAAAATCTGCACCACCTCCAAATGCTTTTGCCATATCACCAGGACAAGTTATGCCACCATCTGATATTATATGTCCACCTACACCATGTGCCGCATCAGAACATTCTAATACTGCAGATAATTGTGGCATACCAACCCCTGTTTTTAAACGAGTAGTACATGCACTGCCTGGTCCAATACCGATTTTTACAATATCTACCTTACCGTCTAAGATTAATTCTTCCACTATTTCACGAGTAACTACATTTCCTGCTATTATAATTTTATTTGGGAATTGTTCTCTAACTCTTTTACAAAAACTGACCATACCTTCCAAATATCCATTAGCAATATCTATACATATCCAATTACAATCTATTACCTTCATTATGTTTACTAATTTATCATAATCATCATTAGAAATACCGCTTGACACAGCAAATAAATTTGGGTCTAATACATCTTTTTGGGCAGCATAATCATCTATTGTGTAGAATTTATGTAATATGGTTAACATATTTTGTTGTGCTAATACTTTATATACCTCAAAAGTACCAGTTGTATCCATATTTGCTGACATAATAGGAACACCTTTCCATTCAATATTACTATGTTTAAACTTAATTTTTCGTTCTAATTCTACATCTGACCTACTTTTTAATGTTGACCTTTTTGGACGTATTAAGACATTATTAAAATCTAATTTTACACCAAATTCTATTTTTGTCATAGTATAATATTATTAATAACATCGGTTTAAACTATTTAAAATTAGTTTTATATAAAATGTATAAGTGGAATGGCCTTACAACAAGTAGATATATGTTGCGGTTTAGCTTGGGGAGATGAAGCGAAAGGCAAAATTGTATCTCAATTAGCAAGTAGCGGAAAATATGATATGATATGTAGATGGGCAGGAGGAAATAATGCTGGTCATACTATTTATATTGATGGAAAAAAATATAAAACTCATTTAATACCAGGTGGTGTTTTTTATAATATACCATCTATTATTGGACCGGATTGCGTTGTGAATCAAAAAGGTTTTATAGAAGAAATAAATTATTTAAAAGAAGCTGGATTTAATACAGATTGTATTAAAATTTCGCCCAAAGCTCATGTTGTCACTGATACCCATATTGAAGAAGATATTAAATTATATAGAAAACAAGGTTCTACTGCAAAAGGTATTGCACCTTGTTATCGTGATAAATATGCAAGATTTGGTACACAAGTTAAGGATGTTGAATTTTTTAAACCTTTTTTATGGGATGAAAAATTATACGGAACAATTTTATGTGAAGGTGCACAAGGAGTATGGTTAGATATTACACAAGGTAATTATCCATATACTACATCATCTACTACATTACCCTATGGTGCATGTAGTCTTGGTTTCCCACCTCAACTTATTAAAACTATTTATGGTGCAATTAAAATATATGATACACGAGCTGGTAATGATACAGATTTTCCAAAAGAATTACACGATGACCCTGAATTAAATATGATAGGCGAAGCAGGTAGAGAAATTGGTACTACTACAGGACGAACACGAACTGTTAATTGGTTGAATATGGATAAATTAATTAAATCTATTAATATGACTGGTTCTAATTACATTATTATTTCAAAAGTTGATATTTTAAAACAAGTCAATATATTTAAATTAATACTCGATAATGTAATTGTTCAATTTGGTTCATTTACCGAAATGTCACTATATATTACATCATGTCTACATACACATTGTAAATTTGTAAAAAATGTAATTTATTCGGATAGTCCAGAACATGTTAATATCGTTTAATCTGGAACACGCTTGCAATATTTTTGTAATACACATGTGCTAATTTCACTTAATTCTTCATGTATTTTATCAAAACCTGTTTCATTATAACTATTTATTAAAGTAGATGCAGTATGGACATCTATATATATTTGATGTATATCTTGATACATAAGTATAATATATACAATAACTGTACTTGAACATAAAAAAATCATAGCCATTGCTACTTTTGATGTAATTGATTCTGGTTGTTTTATTGGTTCTATTAATTTTTCATCCATTTTATATTGTAAACGTTCTATATTTATATCGTTCTAAAAATCTTCTATATTTATTAAACATTTACGAACTATAGGTATTTCTTCTTCATCTTCATCCCCATCTACTCTTTCCTTTGGTTCATATACGCGTTTCCATGTTGTATCTGTTTCCCAATCTAACATCATATTTGTGTATTTTTTTGAATCAGTCATTCTAATACGATAATTACACTTTTTGTAAAAACGTCTTCTCTGTAACCATTGTTTTTGAAAATTTTCATGCATATCTACAATATCAACTATAATAGGATGTTTATGTTTTACCCTTAAAATACGTCCTACAGATTGAACTATATCTGTTTTGGGTGATACCATTACTAATGTTGCTAATGTTTTAATATCAAGTGCTTCCGCAGCCATTGCATAGGTTGCTAATACTATTTTTTTTGTTTCTGTTTCTTGTAATTTAACCTGTTTCATTCCGCCAATATAATAACCAACACTCGCGATTTCACGATAATTAATCGCTTCATATAAGTAGGTTAACAAAGATTTATTTTGACATAAAATCATTATTTGATTTTCTGGGTGTTCTTCTAATAAATCTCTTAATACGTTTACAATAAAATCACTTCTGGGTCCAAATGCACACAGTTTTACAATCATACTACTGAATTTTGTATTGCCCCTATAGTCCAATTCAACATTATTAAATTCGGGGTCATCACTTTTATATTCAATTGCTCTAACACACACAGGATCTTCCTCTGTACGTTTTTCTTCATATATTTTACCACCAATAAACATATACAATACTTTTGTTAATTTATCCTTACGTTCCACTGTTGCCGAAATACCAAGCATATAAGGTGTAATGGTTTTAAATAATGTTCGTGAAAATTGTTCACTACCTATGCGATGAACCTCATCAATAATGGTTAATCCAAATGATGAAAATGCGTTTGGTGCGTATTCTTTATCATACAATGATTGAATCATGCCGATAACCACATCTTTATCTTCAATATCAAATACGGGTCCTTGAATCTTACCTATACGTGCTGTTGGTAAGAAATCATTCATTCTTTCTATCCATTGGTTCATAAGAAATTCTTTGTGTACTAAAATTAATGTTTTCTTTTTTATTTTTGAGATAATATTTAGTGCCATAATAGTTTTGCCTCGTCCACATGGAACCTCAAGTATACCACCGTCACCGTGTTGTGCGTTTTCTTTGGATAAAGGTTTAGATACATAATTACAATAAATATCTACTATTTTTACTTGATAATCCCTTAATGACAGTTCAAATGGAACATCAATATCATCTCCTTCTTCAATATCACATCTATCTGGAACACCATAACGTTGAATTCCATAAAATCTGGGTAAATACATTTTATTATTATTTTCCCTATATACGGGAAATGCTGCAGATTGGTCATTCGGGTTACCAAACTGTGCACCAGGAACAAACGGTTTTACAAATAAATCTTTTTTCAAAAATTCTTCTTCTCCTTTAGGCAGTTCAACTTTGGGGATTGTATACCCCTTTTTCCCAATATAGGATTTTAAACGAATATTCTCTCGTTCAATTGTTGTAAGAATAACAGGATTGGTTCGCGATTCCTTTGAATATCCAGAATTTTTCTTCATACTTTTGTTAAAGGTAGATGTATATAGTAATTTAGGACTTTTTAATTCAATTTTCCAAAGCACAAAATATAATACTATTGTATATAAAATGAAAGCACCCAGTTTCCTAAAAAACATGACACAATTAGAAATGGGCTTAGCCTTTTTGCTTGTAGTTTATATTGCTATGCCTATTGATGCACCCAGTATGTTATGTGGTATGATTGACGGACCAATCGGTATGGTTGGTGTTTTTGCTATAACAGTATACCTCTTCTTTTATGCAAATCCTTTACTTGCTGTTTTATACCTTTTTGCTGGTTATGAGTTACTTCGCAGATGTAGCAATGTTACTGGTAAGGCTGTTATTATGAAACACACACCTACCCAAGCAAAGAAAGACAGTAAAATGGAGAAAATGAACCCACCTAAGAAGGAAACATTGGAAGAGCAAATGGTTGAGAAGATGGCCCCCATTGGAAAAAGTGAACCTGCTCGTTTTATAAGCAGTGGATTCAGCCCTGTCGCTAACGATGTTGGAAGTGCTTCTATGTATCAATAAACGATTAATTATGTAATATCATTATTTGAAATTATATAATTTATATTAGTGTTCTCTTATTTATTATTTATCACAAGCATTATGATTGGACTAATTACTGATATACTTAATACAAATGGTTTTATCCATGTTTCACCATTAAAATAGTTCACTTCGGCTTTCTTATCTTCATCTGCATTCTGGTATTCTAATGCATAATTAATAGATAATATAATAAAAAATGATGCGGCAGCAAATAATAGATATGGAATCACCATACGTGTCTTACTACCGGGTAAGTGTTCTCCAAGAGCCATGCCCATCGCCACAATTATATTGAACCAGCCTAACATACTAACATCTTCACCTTCTGGTTGGAATTTAGCATCCGAATCATAACTTGCATCTTTACTATCAGTTGTCATGAATGCAGACTGTGTTTTGTTAAATTGTATAAGTGCATAACTGGCTATTGCAAATGCACTTATAAACATTATATAATAAATATTGATTGGAAAAAAAGCAGCAGCCAGATTTACGAGAAATATAAATATAATTGCCATATCTGAATGAAATATATCTTTATGAGCTGTTTTTTTATTGTCTGTATTAAACCTGTCAATAACAATAGACTTATACAACTTTGGAATCATAAAAAATGCTAATAAGGTTATCAAAATAAACATGAAAAAATGTGTAATCATTTTAAATCCATCGATTTGCTCTTTATGCTTACTATACTCACTATCAACCGGTATATTTCTTAATGCTTGAACAGTATCGTCACTTTCACCTGTTGGTGAACAGTCTATCCAAATATCATTTGTCTCTTCGGCGTTATCTTCTTCGTCAATACCTTCCATCAAACGAAATCCATCTTGATTAGAGGGTGTACCATTTAATAGGATAGTCTCACTTCCATAAAATAAACTCTTATTGTTATTGTCATTTGTAGGATAAATACTAAACAACTTTGTTTTGGGTGATACTTTGGTTTTAAAAAATTTGGCAGTATCTTTATTTATTTCAATAGGATTGGTAAAGACAAATATGTGATTATTTTTATCAACATAATGAATAGAATGTGTTTGTGTTGGAATATCACTTGATAAATCAAATGTATATTCAGGAGACAATTTGTTATTTATTAAAGATATTAATCCATCAAGTGAAGTATCCGTATTATTTTCTTCAGTTTGTCCATCTGGTAAATTAGTAACATCACTTTCTTTAATTAAAAAACAAGTATATACTTTTTGCAATTGTTTATTAGGATTAGTATGTTCAACTACAATTTCGCCAACAATATTAGATTTATTATTTGATGATATTCCTGAAATATTACGGTGCAATAACCCAAACAAATAAATAGATTTTGCAGTATAGGATGAAGGAGATAATCCACCATAAGTAAAATTGGGTTCTTTATTTCTAACTTTGATTTGATAAAATGTATTTTTTTCTGGTATTCTCTTTCCCTCAACGTCGGGTAAATCTTTATTTTTTATGGAATTTTTACTATCATCATTGGTAAGAGCAGTAATATCGCGATGATTAATAGAAACTCCACTATAAAAATATTGGATCTCTTCTTTTGTAGAAATATTATTTTCATTTATGTTAAAATATGACATACCAAAGTAAACTATATAATAAAGATATAGTTTAATTTTTGTTCATACACAATATTCTCTAAATATTGATATAATAATTAATATTTGTCTGCATTTACATTTATACTGGTATATAATGAAATTGATTGTTTTCATAAATAGTAGCATGGAAGGTATCTTTATAACCTTCAACATATACAACATCCCCGTTATAAATATCATCACACCCGTATTCACCAGTGCAACTACGTCCATTTACACTAATAGGTAATTTTGTATTTAAATTTCCAGTACCAGATATAGTATAATATTGCCATTTATCACGACCAGACATATGTTTACGTCCCATTAATGGTAAAATCATTTCATCACCAGAATAATTTGAACGTGTTAAAATACCCACTTGTTGATAATCATTATCTACACCACGTGTTTGTATATTTACAGGTATACCTCTTACATCTCCTGAATTACGTGGATATACAACTGGATTTTTTCCAGGAGGAGAATACGGGTCATTAAAAACATCTTGTCTACTTGCAATAGGAACCAATTGTGGTATATTAGAACTGGTATTTACTAAAACTACTTTATCACCAGTAATAGGCGTATTTTGATGAATACGATATTGGCTATACCAAACATATATAAAAAGCAAGATAACAAGAATTAATACAAATAATGTCATATTTTCAATACATATAAGTCCAGGAACACACTTTTTACCCATTTATATTCTATTATGATAAAAAAAAACTAATATACTTTTGATGGATGTCTTACATGAAGTTTAAATATTTCTTCAAATTGATGGCGTCCTCTACGCATTATTCCCCTACTTTTACCAAACAGATTGGGTATTTTTTCATTAAATGTAATACCAACATTTTTTGCTTTATCTTTTACCGCGGATGATTTTAAACGTTTACATAAATAACATCTTTCTCTTATATTCTTTGGCCAACTTAGATTAAGAATAGATAACCCTAGATAAGGTGCTGTTATTTCATCAATTACACCCAATGCCTCATAGAATTGTTTTTCTACATAGGAAATATCTATATTAAAGAGGGTAAAAACAATCCAATAAACCATTTGAACTATAAGATATATGACCGTTTTCACACAATATATGATAATATCAATCAGATAATAAAATACACAACTGAAAAAATTTGAAGCAAATTTAAATCCACACGATGATTGTGTAGTTATAAACTCACCTATATATAGACCCAATAAACTTATACTATTAACACCCATAACAAAACTTTTTCCAATTGCATCAAATTCCGCATTTATTCCATTAAAAATATTTTCAAATCCAGCATTTATATTTTGAATTCGTTTTGGTATAGAAGCCAAAAAACAAATAATACGTTTAAATGTTTCAATCATATATTTGACACCATCTATAACCTCCTGAACATAACGACCAATCATTTTTCTTAATAATTTATACTCTAGTATAAGTATAGATTATTTTTATAATTAATGTACCAAATGTGGTTGTCGCGGTACAACTACAGATGATTCATTAAATTGATTTTTAGCTCGTCTAAATTCTTTTGCACCACCATCTTTCATAATGTTTGGTATATCTTTAGAGAATGTATCTCCCCATCTTTTTCCTGCATTTTCAAGTGCAGAATCTTTCAACCGTCTACATGAAAAACAATCCTTATAAATATTTTCGGTAAAATACTTCAAATAAAATTCTATATTAATGCCAATCAAAGAACCTGCATACCGGAATCCTTCGGTTGCAGGCTGAAATACTCTTTTATCTACATCTAAACCAAATAAGTTACCAATAAAAATGAAAGGTAATGTTATAATTGCATATACTATTTCACAAATAATACGTATAAGATAGAATATTGCACATTTGTAAAAGTTCTTAATGAATTGCATTACACAGTTTAAACGGGTTTCTGCATATTCACCAGTATAAGCAAATAATGTACCGGTTGATTTCGCGCCGACGCTAAATGATTTACCAATTGCTTCTACTTTTTTAGCTACACCATTAAATATATTTTCAACCCCTGATGTAATGTTTCGTGCACGCAGTGGTAGTGATTCCAAAAAACATACTATCCTTTTGAAGTTCTCAATCATTTGCAGGATTCCACTCAACGCCCTCCTAAACAGGTTGTCAACAAATTTGCTTATAGCACGCGATATTATGTTGGGTAAATCAGCGATAAAACGTAATGCTTTTTTTAATTTTTCAACAATACCGAACATGTTATATTATTTATATTTTTGTATACAATATTTACATACAAAAATATAGTTATTATACACTAATCAAAATATAGTTATTATGCAGTTTTCTCTAATTTTTTACCGTAATGTTCAAATTTTTCAATGAAAGTTTCTGCTTTTGTTAATAATGGATCTATTTCTTTCATACCTGTTAATATAGAATCTTGAATCTTTTGAAAATCTTTAAAATCAGTTTGTAATTCATCATACATTTTCTTTTTATCTTCATCCGTTCCATCAGCACTCTCCTCGGCGGTTTCCTCAGCACTCTCCTCGGTGGTTTCCTCAGCACTCTTCTCGGCGGTTTCCTCAGCACTCTCCTCGGCGGTTTCCTCAGCACTCTCCTCACCTTCCTTTTTCATGTTTTCAGCACCTTCGCTTATTAATTTGACAGAATTATAATTCAATAGATAAGTTACACCAATAGCTACTGCTAATATAATAATCATATTTTTACTAAAAAACGACATTAAAACACCAACAATCAGCATTGTAATTACAGAGTTAAAATCTCTTGCATTTGCATACATAATAAGGTTGAATAGTGCTAAAATACATAAAGCATATAACACACCACGATTATACATTAATTTTTTCATAGGAACTTTCGCCATAACTTTTTTTAGACTTTTCATCATTCTACTGATAATATAATTTATATACCGAAATAAATTTATACTAAACCAATAATTCTATAGTTGAGTCCATATATTCTTCTTTAACCGATTATAATAAACATCCATTGAATGGTCACCGATACTCCAACATGTAAAAAATGTAAAATAATACCACGGATAATCATAATTATGAAAAATATAATAATTATTGTCAGTTAATGTAATATTTATACCAACATGAGTAAAATTTATATTAGGTGCAGCAGTTACTATATCTCGTTTATTCGTAATACGATAATGTATTAAATTTGGTTGAGTATCAAACGCGGTTTTAAATGGAGTATTACCAACACGTGGACTTGCAAATGAAACAACTGTTATTTTATTTGGTATTTCTCTGGATAGTTCATACCCGTATAACGTAGATAAAGCACCGCCAAGACTATGCCCTGTTACATATATGTCATAATCTGGATTATGCCTTAATAAATCCTTTAATTCTATTGTTATTTGGTCATAAATATAATCAGCATGTAATTGTTTATGAAATCCACCATGAACATATACATCATCATGTACTTTTGTTTTACAGAATGCCAAATCATAATACCAATCATACTTACTTTCACTTCCACGGAAAACTACACAAATACGATTATTTGTTTCGCTTATTGTAATACCTACTTGTAAATCTGTATTTGGATTACTAAAAAATCGATGAACCCTTCCATGAGGGGATGTTTTGGCCAAATCATTAATTACATCCATACGACAATTTTCTTGTTCATTATTTTCAACAATGTCTGCTACAAATTCTTCTATGGTGGTTTTACGGTCAACTATATATGCTTTACCATACTCATATACAAGTAAAGTAAGTTTTGCAAAATTCGTTATTTCATAATGTGTTGGTATTGATGTATTCATTTATAATATTATATATACAATTATTTATAATATTTAAGTATTTTCTTCATCACTATTATTTACCTGATAATCTAATGGAACATCACCGCTATATATTTCTAATACTTCTTTAACTACTTCTTCGCGTTGAATATCACTATTTCCAAATTCAATACTGGTAATACTTGATGACCGTTTTCCTTTAAATTTATCTAAAAAATCATCTAATCCATTCAGTTCATCGTGTCTATCTGGTTGGTCTAAATCTCCAGTAATAACCAATCGTGTATTTTCACCTAAACGTGTTAATAACATTTTCATTTGTGACATTGTAGAGTTTTGCATTTCATCTGCAATAATCCAACAATTTTTAAATGTACGTCCACGCATAAACCCAAGTGGTGAAATTTCTATTATTTTTTCTTCAATTAATAAACCAACGTCTTTTGGTGATATAAATTTGTATAGAATATCATAAATAGGACGAACCCAAGGTGCCATTTTTTCTTCTAATGTTCCAGGTAAATACCCTAAATCTTCATCTACGGTTACTGATGGTCGTGTAAAAATAATTTTTTCTACATTATTTGTTAGAAAATTCTTGACACCCATTTCTGTTGCAAATAGCGTTTTACCTGTTCCTGCTGGTCCAGTTGCTACTACTATTTTTTTTGTACGTTGACTTAATAAATTATAATAATCACGCTGTGGTCCAGGCTTAGGTTTTGTAAATTTTTGTTCTAACCGCTGTTTTTCTGCACTTGATAAATGTTGCATGTTTTCATATAATTTTTTATTAGTAAAAGGTAAATAATCAGCTTCTTCAGGATTTTCATAACGATACTCTTTCATCATCTCCTTTTCAAGCTGTTTTTTTGATTTACGTCCACGTTTTTTGGGTTCGCCCAGATGTTGACATTCGGGTTGGTTCATATATCTTAAATATAGTATTGACAGATACTATTATTTCAAATTTATGTAATTTTATGGGTTATAATAATTCAAACAATAATAAATATATTCTGCTTGTACATCGTAAGGAATAATATATGTGTTTTTCATTATTATATTAACTGCAAAATAAAGTCATATGTCCAACAAAATATTTTATAAAACTATACTCATTATAAGCATAAATAGTTTTTTAAAACAAGATAAAATCTATATAGTATAATATCTAGCAAGGTCTATGGCAGAACTTCCATCAACTGATAGTATTTTAATTCCTGACGATAACCGCTTTGTTATGTTTCCTATTCAACATGATGACATTTGGCAAATGTATAAAAGGCAAGTGGATTGTTTTTGGCGAGCCGAAGAAGTTGATTTATCCAAGGACATTAATGACTGGAATAAGTTAAATAGTGATGAACAACAATTCATTAAAATGGTATTGGCGTTTTTTGCTGCTTCTGATGGATTAGTTCTTGAAAACTTGGCAAATCGCTTTATGGGTGACGTACAATTATCGGAGGCACGTGCATTTTATGGATTTCAAATTGCTATGGAGAATATTCATTCAGAAATGTATAGTTTATTAATTGATACATATATCCACAACAGTACAGAAAAAACGAAATTATTTGAAGCTACCCAAAATTATCCATGTATTGCAAAAAAAGCAGATTGGGCAAAAAAATGGATAGGTGACGAAAATAGTAATTTTGCATCACGCCTTGTAGCATTTGCTGCAATTGAAGGTATTTTCTTTTCTGCTTCATTTGCCTCTATATATTGGATTAAAAAACGTGGACTCATGCCAGGACTCACTTTGTCTAATGAATTTATCTCACGTGATGAAGCATTACATACAGAATTCGCGATATTATTATATTCAAAATTACAAACAAAACTATCTAAAACACGTATATATGAAATTATTCAAGAAGCGGTTTCTATAGAAAAAGAATTTATTACCGAAGCTATTCCCTGTAGAATGATTGGTATGAACTCAAAATTAATGATTCAATATATAGAATATGTTGCTGATCGTTTGGTTTTACAATTAGGATATGATAAAATTTATCATTCACAAAACCCCTTTGATTTTATGGAATTAATTAGTATGGAATCAAAGGTAAATTTCTTTGAACGAACTAACTCTGAGTATGCACTCGCGAATAAAACAGTAGATGATGATGTGTTTGAATTCAATGCAGATTTTTAAAATATATAAAAAATTGATATAATTTATTATAATGTTATAGTATTATAATAATATTATTAATATGCCGGCAGACCGTAATCAACATTGGACTACATGGATTAAACGGTTACCTATTGAATTACGTTTAACCATATATGATTTTATAGATATTGAAACACGAATGCAATTGTTAACACCTCTAATCACAGATACAATGCGATATTTATATAGGTCAAAAGATACATTTAATCTTCTTCGTAAATATGAACAACTTATTTATATGCAGTTCTTTAAAAAAAATGATGATACAAGTGGATATTCTACAAGACCATATTTTAAACAATTATTACCACCAACTACGTATTTAAAAAATAATGAAATCCAAATTCAGTCTCACCCAGTAATACAATTATTAAAACAAGATTTATATTTTTCCTCTTATATAAGACGGATTATTATGAGTAATGATAATCCTATCTTCATTTATAAATATTATCATAATAATGTTGTTGAAAAAATACAAAGTTGTTTTAACCTTCTAACAACACTTGTATCGTATAATAATGATTTTGATTATCAAATAAAACGAATATTAATTCGGTTTCTACATCATCTAACCAAAATTTCTAATAAGGTTAAAGAAGAAGAACATGAACAAAGAATGTTAGTTTATGAACGTAAAATACGAAATTATTATAGAAGGAAAATATTATCACGTATTCATATTCAATCTAAAAAAATGCAAATAAAAATAATGAAAACAAATAAGATTGCTGAGAAAAAGACAAAAATAGAAGCACGAGAAATTGTTAAAATGAAAAAGTTGTTTACTCAAAATGCAAAAAGGGCAGCAAAAAAGGCAAAAATGTTAGCTAAAAGTAAAAGTTGATAATGATGAACTGATTATAAAAGTGTGTTTATTATTTTATAACTATTTAGCATTATAGGAAATAAATATATCAATGAATGTATATATAAAATGAAAAGTTTTTTAAATAACATACCCAAATTATCACAAGATGAAACCCGTCGCAAGAATGCAGGAAGTAATGGTAAAACAATAAAGGACAATTTTACCGTTAAAAAATGTCCATTGATGGATAATTTTGAAAATATGGAATCAAAAATATTCTGGAAACCCTCATCTGGTTCTGCATTTACTCCTATTTCTAAAAAAACACCAGTAGCAATTGAAGCATTTCAAGAAACACCTATTAACGATAAATTACCAAGCATTCAAGGAATAGATTTAAAAGATAAGGAAGATAACGATAAAGAGAATGATAAAGAAAATTTTACAGGATTTACACCTGATAGAATTACTAGTATCTATATTGGTTCTCTCTCTTTGGTTGGTTTATTTATATTATTTCGTGCAATGAACAAAACAAAATAAATTATATAATAAAATATTTATTATTACATAATTTTTGTACTTATAATTGATAACGTTTGTATAATTGAAGGGCTGTTAATCCACCCATGATTTGTGCTAAACAATATGGCAATACTTCATCTACTGGTAATTTACCAGCAGAAGCCATTGCAATTGTCACTGCAGGGTTAATATGACCACCAGAAATATTACTTGTTACTAATATAGCAAGAGCTAACGCAGCACCAATTGCTAAAGGATTTCCAGTTGCAAAGATAACGTAAATAAAAAACGCGGCACCAAAAAATTCAACTAAATAACTGTACATTACACAATATATATTGTATATTGTGAAAAAAATTGATATGAACTACTCGTTTATGTTGATTACAATAAGTTCAATATGTTTGATTATTTACTTCTTATCGTTGGGTTAAATATAATGTATGTATATTTCTTGTATACAAATCATATTATTCGTACCATGTATAGTATTTCTACAATAAATGAAAACTATACATTAACAAATAATACTTATAAATATCCTCATAATATCAATGAAACTCGTATTAATCCTGTTACTTATATTTAATGATAACTTACTGGTGCATTATTACCATAATAATTCTTAATATAGTTATTAGTTACTACACCATTTATATTTGAATATTGAACTGGTGCATATCTACGAGTTAAAGCATTCCTTGTTTGTGCTACTGTTTTTGGGGCTGAACCTGAACCACCAGAACGAGCACGACGTAATGCAGTGTTCTGTACATTTATTTCATTATATGCAGTAAATGAATATAATCCAGCACCTTCATTTAATGTTCCTTTACCTACTGCTACATTACGACGATTTGCTACAACTTGGGATGCATCACGATTTCCTAACCATTTTTTTTGTAGTTTTATATCATTTGTAATAGGTGTTGATGGAACTGTTTCCAAATAAGTTTTTCTTGACATATTAAATGTACTTTCATTTGTACTTGTACTATCTTTTAGAGGCATTGGTTTAGCACCTGATAATGCACCATTATTTATATTAGTCTTACTATACATCATTTTAAACATATCACAATGATTCTATAACATAGTGATATAAATTATATTGTTTATCTTCCAGTGTAATTTTTATTCATAGCACGTAATTTACGAAAACGTACATAATCAGAGGAATCTGAAACGAATTTGGGGTTACATGATGCACCTTCTACACCTGAACCATCACACGCACTTAATATAGAACCAATTGATGTTTTTGTTCCTGTTTTACCAGGGTTTATTTGGTTAGGTCCACCACATACATAATTTTTACGTATAAGGAAATCACCTAAATTGTTTGCTGCCCTAAATGGGGTTAGTATACGTTTCTTATCATTGATAGTACCTATTACGTTTTCTTGGTTCCATGATTTGCTTAATATTTTACGAGAGTTGGTTTGATCGCCATTTTTTTGAGGTATTAAGGTAGATGACATGTAATCTATTATATAGTATAGCACAATATTATTATAGCCGTGAAATTATAATTACTAAATAAAATAAAATAAAATAATACTCTTATAACATATATATTTCATTAGTATGCAAGAAGATTCCACTGAAGATTGTAATGACAAATTATTAAACGAAGATAACAATAACTTAGATAACCGCGTTAACCATACAGATATGGATGAATTAACTCTTGCATTATTAATGAATAAAAATCATTATCGTAAATATGTTGCACAAACCAATCCAGAACAGGCTATTCTTGATAATCAAATGATTGATGATATACGTAAATATCGTAATAGAATACTAAAAATTACTGCTAATATGATTGATTCCCCAGATATACAAATATCTACAGATATCAATGAAATATTTAATACATATACTAAACATCTTATACGACATTTTAAAATGAAAGATGATGAGCAACCGCATAATGAAAAATATAATAATGAAGATGACACCTTATTTGGTAATATGAACGACGACATTGATACTTCATCTTATTCACAAAAATCTACCAGTTCTCTGTGGGGTAAAGACCGTGTTGTTAAAAAAGGGAATCTACCTATTGCTAACTATGATATGCGTATGTTTTCAAAACGTTAATATCAATTAATCGCGGCATCCAATATTGGACATCTCATTTTGAACTTCTCTTATTAAATCACTTGATGAAGTAATATAATAATCTGGTAACAAAGCGTGAATAAACGCTTGTATGCTACCTATCCCAAAACGAAGACACAACGACATTGAAAACCAAAAATGTTGCATGTAGGTCATGCATACCTTCTTAGGGTGCGTAAATGAAAACAAGTTGGATACAAACGATAACATGTTTTCTATATATTACCGCTAATATTTTTCTAACTACTATATAACTATCAATGGTATTTAGAAGTAAAAAACAGTGTTCAAATAAAATAACACGCAAAAGAAAAACAAAATCTACTAAACCAAGAAAACAATCCCTATATTCAAAGAAATATAAACAACAAAAAGGAGGGGATATTGAAAGTAATGAACAAGCAGTTATAGTTACAATTGCTATTATTACACATGGGTGTATAATTACAACTAACACTGCAACTGATTATGATATACGATTATATAGTGCAACTGGTGATCGTATTGATTATTGTGTTGGAACTGCATTCGGGCGTTCAACACATCATGATGAGTTAAAACAATATTATCGTAAAGATAATCCAAATCCGGAGATACCTAATGCTACAGTTAACCAAATACCTGAGTATTTCGATCAAATGCCATATGATAAAATTATTGGAAAGTCACAAACACCACCTAACATATTTGAACGTATTGGTGAAAAACTATTTCATAATGATGCTATAACTGGTGTATGGTTAATTTCAGTTCACGACCATGACCATAAATTATTGTATCCTACTGAAACTATGGTTAATGATAAGATTTCATTCAACTTACTTAACATAAATGGTTTAAATGCACTAAACACTTATTTTAACAAAACCACTAAGATAGACTATGAAAAAATACTTGTAAATGAAGATAAACCATATCCTAAAAAAAATGACGATGGAGAACGAAATATTACCGGTTGGAACGTTTCTTTAAATAATAAAGAATCTACAGATACACGACGGATTGAACAAATTCGTCTAAGTTATGTATTTGATTTAATGAAACAAATTTTGGGTAATAATGTTAAATTAAATGTATATGACTATTCGTGTTCAACTTCTTGTGGAAGTAAAGACTTTACCCCAGATATAATACACCCATTGCCTATAACAGATATAGAACATGGACGCCCACCATATTTTCAAGTTGCAGGATCAAACAAAAAAAAGAAGAAAAAGAAGACAATTTAATCTATATAGTATATAACTAACCATGTCAACAAAACGGAAAAAACAAAAGAATACCAAAACCAGAAAATTAAAACCAATGAATTGTAATCCTATTACAAAAGGTAAAACAAGTGTTGGTATTAGTTGTTTAACGGATGATGTGTTATATAAATTAAAAGATTCTTTCAATACTCAACATCACAAAAATACTATTAAATCTACCAGTCCTAAACAAATATGGAATGAATTGAAAAATAAGTTGAAAACATGTGACAAGGAAGATTGTTGGTTGGAATCTATTACAGATAATCAGGTGAAAAATAAACTTATTAAGGAATCTTTTGCACCTAAACACCCGGAATCTTGGAAGAAAAACCCTGATAAATGGCTTTCCAATTTTGATATTGCTGCGGTTCTCAAACAGTATGAAAAATCTCATAAAAACTTTAGAATTATTGGACCAACACCTATTGATTTTGATACACGTCCACCCGAACATGATGGCACATGCGTTTGGGAAGAACTCTGTACATTTGATTTAAAATCATATGTTGATACTGGAAAAACAAAAATAGGTATTGTATTTAATTTAGACAATCATAAACAAAATGGTTCTCATTGGGTTTCTTTATTCCTTGATTTAGAAGACCAATTCATTTTTTATATGGATAGTAACGGCGACTCCATACCAGGGGAAATCAAATCATTAGTTACCCGTATTATTGACCAAGGATTGTTATTAGAAAATCCATTACATATTCATTTTTATGAGAATTTTCCTATGGAACATCAATATCAAAACAACGAGTGTGGTATGTACTCGTTATTCTTTATTATTACTATGCTGACCAACAAGACTGAGAAAAAGAAATTTAAGACTTATACAGAAAAAATAGACTTTTTTAAGAATAAACGAATACCAGATAAACATATGCATAGTTATAGAAAAAAATATTTTAATTCGTAATTTTTTATCATTATAGTATAACTTATATAATATAATGGGAGGTAGTTTGAGTACATCAAGTGACAATTCTATAACTGAACAACAAAAACAAGCCCTTAATAATGCTATACAATTAGTTGAAGAAACAGATAAACCGCACTTAGAAAAACTTTTAGAAAATATATCAAAACCAGTTAAACAACAAGATGATTCATCTACCGATGAACCACAAGTTACAATAGAAATATTTGGAAGTGAAGATAAAAACAGCGAAGGATTTTATATTAATGATTATAAAATTAAGACACATAATTTGAATAAAACATTTTCTCCAAATGACCAAGTAGAGTATTTTTTAACAAACGTATTTGATTATATTAAAAATAGTAATTTACCAGAAGGTGAACGAGACACCGAACTAAATAATATCTTTCATAAATATACAAAAAACGTAAAAATTGATCCTACTAAAGAAAAAGAAGAAACCAAACAACCTGACCAATCAGGTGGTAAGAAAAAAAGGTCAAGAAAACATAAACCAAAATACAGACATCGTAAAACAAAAAAACATTAACTAATTAACAAATATAGATATAATGACATACTTTTATACATCATGTCATTATATGTTGTATCTGAAAATCAAGAATTACTATGGAATGTTATAAGTAAAAACTCATATATTCAAACGTTTTTTTCACAATATAACCCTGATACAAAGGTTGATTGGTTTAAATCTATCGTTAGTAAATTTTATGACCAATATAGAAACCAAAAATTAACAGTAAACGATTTGAATCGTGTTAATAAAGAAACTATTTCGTATATGATTCAAAATATACGAGAACAAACAACTACCCGATCTAACCCTACTTCACCTATTAATGATAATAATGCGGTTCAACCAATTAATTCATATTCTATAAATACACCTCCCATTGTTAGTAATAATCGTCAAGAAATGTATGCAAACCAATTTGAACAACGCCAAAATGAATATGCTGCTATGACAAAACGCAATATTCCTGATGATGTAAATTTTGCAGAAAAGAATGATGACGGGGTTATTGAAAATATGGATACACTTATTCAACAACAACTCAAACAACGAGAATATGATATGAATAATATTCCACCACCTGTTAATATGAGTGCACCGTTAAAACAACAAAATATCCATTCAATTGAAAGTGAACGACCCAAACTTCATATAGATACTAATTCTAATATTAATATTTCAATACAAGAGATTGACCAACCTGCTCTTGATAAAAAATCTGTTTCATGGAAAGATGAAGAAGATAATCAAGATAATGTATTTACTTCATTAAAAGAGAATATTGAATCAATTACACAAAATATGAACCAATTAACACAAACTGTAAAAACATTACAAGATGATATGAAATTATTACAAAAAACTCATGGTGATTTACATACACAAATTGTTCGTAATGAATCTAAGGCAACACTTGATAATATGTTAGAAAATATAGAAATGTCACAATAATATAATTGCGGAAACATTATTAAACATAAATATTATGAATTATATATAATATAAAATTCATAAATGGAATTATTTGAACATACATTTTTTATTAATTTAAACCATCGTACAGATAGGTTAGAACATGTTACACAAGAATTTAATAAAATGGGGATTACTGCTGAAAGAATTGAAGGTATTCAACCAAAATCACCTGCAGTTGGATGTACACTTAGCCATATAAAATGTTTGGAATTAGCAAAAACACGTGACTATGAACAAGTATTTATTTGTGAAGATGATATTACATTTACCAATCCTGAATTATTTAAACAAAACCTACAAAAATTTGTTGATAATGATACCATTAATTGGAATGTATTAATTGTTAGTGGAAATAATTGTCCACCCTTTCAAAAATTATATGAATATGCATCTCGTGTTTTTTACTGCCAAACCACTACTGGATATATTGTGAAAAAGGAGTATTATGATACATTAATTGCGAATTTCAAAGAAGGATTAGCAAAATTAATACAGAGTCCTACCGATAAACATAATTATGCTATTGACCGTTATTGGTTCAAATTACAAATGCAGGATTATTGGTATCTTATTACACCATTAACTGTTACACAATATGATAATTATAGTGATATTGAAAATAGACATACCGATTATAGTGGTGCTATGTTGGACTTAGATAAAGAATGGATAACCAACCAAAGATCAGTCAAGAATATGCGTTTAACGTGAATAACTAAGTAATACAAATAATTGATATATATGTTATCTTACGTTTCTAAATATTGGATACGTTGTAAATGTTCTTTCGGAAGACAGTGAGTCTTATTTCCATTTTTTAAATAAGATAGATATTTTAATCTTGGTTTACGTTCATCCATTTTTACAAAATCATTCATTATATATACGCTGCAACTAACGGTTTTGTTGGTGTCAACAAGTTTACATTGTAATGTTATTTTGTTATATATATTATCAGGGTTGTTATTTGATATATATCCTTCACGCGTGTCAATATTGGATAAGATGGTTGGATTATCGTACTGATATATCACTCCATATGTCTTTGAACCTTTCCTTGGTTCCAGGTTGGCAACACCAGACCTAATATTAGGTATATTAACATTACGAAATTTTAGTATATAGTTTTCTACATATGCGGAACCAATTATATGTATGTTTTCGGTATCAATATATTGTACTAAATATTTTGTATCAAGATTTGCACCATATGCAAAGTAATACATATATAGATAATCATAACATTTAAAATTAATTACTAATCATTCTTCAGTAGCATAAATGTAGCAAGAACATTTTTATTCTTTTCTTCATATTGCATTGTTTTTAATTTATCTGCATATTCCTTTTGCATCATTTGTTCTCGGTATTGTGTATTTTGTTGAGCTAATATACGTTCAGCCTCTTGTTTCTCAAGGGGGGTCAATGATTGCTTACCACGTTCTCGCATCATATGGTCAACAGAAGAAAATTGTTGTACTTTATGAATATCTTTCTCACTAACATCAAATACTGTTTGATCTTTGTGCACTTTACGTAAATCATCAAATTTTAATTTACTAAAAGGGTCACTTGTGACATATATATCATTATTTTCATCATCGTAAATAGAATTGCCAAATTCACTGTTCACATATAAGTTCTCAACACCGCGATGTTTTACCAAACTTGTTTGATTATCTCGCATATTATCAATAATTTGTCCCATATTTTGACTATTCACCTTTTCATTTGTTTCATATATAGGAGCTTCATTTGTAAACCATTGATTTCTTTCAGTATTTGGTTTATTTACCATATTTTTATCAAATAATTGATTAAATGTATCATTAAATTG